TAGGAACGGCAAAATTTTTTACACTTCTATTACTTCTTTATCGCACATCAGTAAACTGTTCCGAGGTAAAGCATGAGCGCCGTTACGCTGATGCAGGGAGACTGCTGCGAGAAGCTGAACGGAATTCCGGCGCATTCCGTGAACCTCGTCTTAGCAGACCCGCCATACGGTATCACACATCAGGCTTGGGATACGGTATTGCCGTTTGAAGACTTCATCGAGAAGGACGGGAAGCGACTAAGCCTGACTGAGTTTCTTCTTTTCTGCTACAAGGCGGGGATTTCATGTGCCGATGCAATGTCCGATTGGACCCAAAACAAACAGCAGGGGATTTGGAAGCAGCTGGATAGAATCCTGACCGAAAACGGCGCAGTGATTCTTTTCTCGGCGGGAGCATACACCAAGACCCTGATGGACAGCAAAGTCATCCCGTGGCGATATAACCTCATCTGGCAGAAGACATCTCCGGTAGGATTCCTCAACGCGAACCGGATGCCGCTAAGGGCGCATGAAGACATCCTAGTGTTTTACAGGAAACTGCCCACCTACAACCCGCAGAAGACCTCAGGGCATCCGAGAAAGGTCTCAACGGCTGAGCATAAGCGGAACTCCAAGATGACTGAGGATTATGGGAAATACAAGGCAAAAAGCTACGACAGCACCGAGAGATTTCCTACGAGCGTTTTGACCTTTGCCACAGATAAGCAGAAATGCGCAGCGCACGGCACACAGAAACCCGTAGCGCTGTGTGAGTGGCTCATCAGGAGTTACACGAATGAGGGCGATACGGTTCTTGATTTTTGTATGGGAAGCGGCTCGACCGGCGTGGCGGCAATAAATACGAATAGAAACTTTATCGGCATCGAAAAGGATGCCGATTTTTTTGTTGTTGCGAAAGAGCGAATCGCCGATGCGGCGCAAAGACGTTGAAGATACCGCTATTTTTTTAAGCACAACGACCAACAAAAAGCATCTTAAACACACGCGTGCGTTCGATAAATGAGCGCGTGTGTTTTTTGTGTATTCCGCGCATTTAACGCTCATTTTTTGTAAATAAGTATCCGATGCGGAGTGATTCCGCATCGGTTTTTATAGGACCAAAAATGAATAAGAACAAAGTATACACGCATGTTTCGCTGTTTTCCGGTGCAGGGGGACTTGATATCGGCTTAGAGCAGGCTGGGTTTCATACGGTATGGGCGAACGACTTCAATCATGATGCCTGCGAGACCCATAGGTTGTGGAGTAATGCCACGGTGGTGGAAGGCGATATCGGCAAAGTAGACTACGATACTATCCCGGATTGCGATATCGCATCTTTCGGATTCCCGTGCCAGGGCTTCAGTTTATCGGGGCCAAGGAAAATCGACGATAGCCGGAATGTACTCTACCGGCATTGCGTCAAGTTGGTCGAGAAGAAGCAGCCAAAGCTGTTTCTTGCTGAGAATGTCAAAGGTTTGCTTACGCTTGGCGGCGGAAAAATCAAGGACGCTATCATCGCGGATTTCGAGAGCAAGGGATATGTGGTGTCCATCAACCTTGTCAATGCTGCGGACTATCATGTCCCGGAAGATAGACAGCGAATCCTCCTTGTGGGCATCCGAAAAGACCTTGCTGAGAAGTATGGCGTAGAGTTCAAGGTTCCTGCACCGTTTCCTGACCGCATCAGTATCCGGCAGGCATTAGAGGGTTTAGCCCCGGCGACGGACGATGAAATCTGCAAAGAAGCCTATTCCTCGCGCTACATGTCCCGGAACCGGAAACGCGCATGGGACAGCGTATCGTTTACGATTCCCGCGATGGCAAAGCAAGTGCCTCTCTGGCCAGGTTCGCCTGACATGGTGAAGGTCGGCAAAGACCTTTGGCAGTTCGGGGAGAAAGGCAGTACAAGGCGCTTGTCCTATAGAGAAGCAGCCGCTATCCAGACATTCCCGAAAGATATGGTCTTTTGCGGAAATCTCACGAGCAAGTATAAGCAAATTGGAAATGCAGTGCCTTGCGAACTTGCAAGAGTCGTGGGCATGGAACTGTACCGTATCCTGAATGAAATTGAAGAGCAAGAAAGTCATTGCCCGGCATGAGTGATTCGTGCCGGATTTTTTATTGGAGTCATCATGCCAGAGACAAGGAAATACACCGTTGTTGACCTGTTCGCAGGTGTCGGGGGACTGAGTTACGGTTTTTCAAGAAACGAGCACTATGAAATAATCTTGGCAAACGAGATGCAAAAGGATATCGCGAAAGCGTATACCATCAACCACACTTCGGTCAATATGCTGCAAGGCGACATCAAAGACCTGTCAGAAAATGTCCTCCGTAAAGCGATAGGAAACCGGACAGTTGATGTCGTGGTTGGTGGTCCGCCGTGTCAGTCGTACTCCACGCTCGGTAAACGGCAGATGGATGCGCGGGCAAATCTATTCATGGAATACAAGCGCGTTCTCCGCATCCTACATCCGAGAGCCTTCCTGTTTGAGAATGTCAAAGGTATTCTGAGCATGGATGGAGGAGCCCTGTTTGAGCATGTCCGCAAGGAATTCGAGGATATAGGGTACAGCCTCCAATACAAAATCCTCAATGCCGTAGACTACGGTGTACCGCAGCTACGAGAACGGGTCATTCTAGTAGGGTTCTTGGACGACAATCCTTTTCAGTACCCGGAACCTACCCACGGAGAAGGACTACTGCCGTATGTGACGCTGCAAGATGCACTTAAAGACCTGCCTGCGCTCTCGTGCGGGGAGAAAAGCACCGTGTATGCCGCCCCTCCCGACAATACATTCCTTCAATGGGTCCGGCAGGGTGGTTCCGATGCGCTTACGGAGCATAAAGCCCCGAACAACAGCGCCCATCTTCGCAGAATCATGGCGGCGCTCAAAGATGGGCAAGGCAAGGATGATTTGCCGGAAGAACTCAGACCTAAGAGCGGGTTCAAGAACACCTACGCGAAACTCTGGTGGGAGAAACCCGCCACTACCATCACACGGAACTTTGCCTGTCCGTCCTCATCAAGATGCATCCATCCGAGAGATTCAAGGGCACTCACGATACGAGAAGGAGCACGGTTACAGAGTTTTCCGGACAACTATCAGTTCTACGGCTCGGATTGCCTGAAACGCTTAGAAATCGGCAACGCGGTCCCGCCGCTGCTTTCGGTGGCATTGGCTGGACAGATGCTGAAAGCACTTGATTCAGAAAATAACACAACTACAGATTCTCTGCACTAAGGAGCCGGGAACGAGGATTTTACATGAATAATAAAAACGCCGAATGGCAACGCGAATTCTACTTGACGCATGACAAGTACCGGATGCAGAGGCAAGGGACGGATTGCTATAAGGTCGTCAAGAGCCTTACTCGTATCCTGCAGCTGCCTACCATTGCGAAACTCACGACCGACAACGAATCAGTCATCAGTGATTTCCGACTGAACAGCGGCGAGTATGGGCTGGAGCCCTACGATGAGTACGCTATCAAGGTGAATGACACCTACGGTGCATCATTCTATATCCTTGTTCATAGAAGGGCTGATACGACTTTCCTGTGCCCGATTCTCGTGGGCTTTGATGGAGAGAACACCTGTGCTATGGTCATGCCTACCGATAACTGGCGGATGCGGGAAATGACGGCATTTGTCGAGCTGAGAAGGGCTGAGAAGGAATTCGGTGTGGACGGACTGATGATGGCGGTAAATACACGAAATGGGGTATACGGCTGCCTTTCCGTTCTGAACGAGTCTGGCAACCTGCTGGAAAAGTGGTTGCGAACCGAGCGCGATTCCCTACATATACGGAACTCTGTGACGGCTCCGAGCTCAGCGGCACTAATACTGCAAATCTGGCTGCATACGATATGTCTCTGGAAGCGGCGGTGTTTGAGTCGGAAGGTCGAGCAGCGCATCGTACACGCAAACGGAGAGCAGGAAACGGTCGGGGATGTCAGAGAATGTCTAAGCACAACCAAGCAGACTATCGTGGACCTCAAAAAAGGCATCGTGGTCTATGTGAATGACAGTGCCGGGAAAGGTACATTTGCAGGGTTCTGCGTGCTCCAATCTGAGCGCTGCGGACATTTCCGGCATCTGCAAAGCGGCAAGGTCGTCTATGTCCGACCCACGACCGTTCACTACAAGAAGCTAAACCCCAACAAGGCTATCAGCCAGACTGCCAAGCCGGTAATTTACCGAAACACGGAAGATTTCCTGCGCGAGAAGTCTTATCTCGAAAACGATGTGCTCATGATGCTCAAATGCAACGGTATCGAGTATCAGCGGGAAAAGATGTTTCCGTGGATGGGCAAGAAGCGCCTGGATTTCTTCCTGCCGGGCAAGAACATCGCCATCGAGTGTCAGGGTGTGCAGCATTTTTACCCCTACGGCAGCGATGACAGGGATTTCGAGGCGCGTAAACAGCGTGACACTGATAAGTACAACGAATGCACCAGCAACGGCGTGCAGGTTCTTTATTACATGAGTGACATGATTCCGCTGCCGAAAGAGATGGCAGGGAAATACCGCTATGTGACCAGCCTCGACGAGTTGCTACAGATTCTGAACGATGAATAATTGATTTCGACTCCTCCGATGTTACGGCATCGGGGGTTTTGTTTTTGGGAGGATACAAAGATGGCAAAGAATGTATCCTACCGACTTATGCTGGGAAACCGGTGAGTTTACAGATGATTGCTGTTGCGATTTTTGCGAACATCGTGAAGAGTGCAGTGGCTATGATAAAAATGATGATGACGACGATTGATATGCCACAGTAACGAACAAAGCCGTAACAAGCGCTCACCATGACATCGTAACCACCTGCACACCCAAAAACCATCGTAGTCCTTATTCAGCACTCGACGCTGAGGCAGATGTCTTGAACCAACACCCAATACATCCATCAGAGCGTCTTCGTCCTCACAAAGGATTTTGGCAACTGGGACATTGACTGAGTTATTGAGATTGGCCTTGAGTAATTCACGAAGCGTGGTATAATAAGGCTATCACAAAAGATTTGAGCCTCCCATCGTAATCAGTAGCATGCTGACTGCGGTGAGAGGCTTTTAATGTTTGGAGGATGGTTTGTATATGGGAAGAGCCGAACAGCGATGCTTAGAAGAAGTGAAGCTTCAATACGACAAAAACGAAATCCGGTACTATGGAATATCAATAGAAGAACAGCAGCAACTTCATGTTCTTATTGACACAGCACAAGATACAGATGGTGAGACAACAACCTTTCCTGATTTTATTGGGGAAAATGGTTGGATTGAGCATTTTAAAGTAAGTAGTAGCAAACACAATAAAAAAGGTAGTGAAAACAGCAGGAAGATTGCAAATATAAACCGTGCAATCGAAAAGCAAATAGAGTCTTCGATAAATGAGAAATCGTTAATTCATCCATTTTCCTCATCATTTTACTCTAATGGAAACAGTCTTGAGAATTATCGAAAGTCATTGGAAAATAATTGGGAAAACCATTATCAAAGCTATTTGAAGGAACAGGGAAAAATGAAAGCCTTAGAAATTTCTGCTTATATGATAGAATCTGACGACGATTTCCTTAAAGTAGCGCGGTTTGATGATTTGCGTGAAGGGATAATTCAACATGGTAACACAGAGTTACCGTTTGAGATTATATACGATAAAGCTGTTATGGAATATATACTACAACATGCCTCGTATTTGAATTATGTTATATTCAAAAGTAATTATTTGGTTAGTATCCTCAAAACTACTGCTATTTCCAAAATTATTGATGAGTTGGATTACAAAAACATTGTTGTATATCCGATTCAAGGAATAGCGATGCGGTATGGTTTTCACATTGGGACGGAATCAAAATTGCCGGATAGCTTTCAACCATAGAATAATAATGATAATTGCATATCAAGAAAATGAATGGTATAATGTAAATAATACAAACCGCCATCCCGCACCAAATTCAAATACCAACAATCCAAATAAATCCCATCACGAAAGGAGTCATACCATGTCCACCCTCAAAAACGGCGAGTTCGGCATCGATTTGGACAAGGAGAAAATTCTCTGGACCGACCGAAAACGCCACACCATCTTTTCTCTGCCGCTGTCCTTTACGAAGTACACCCTGACCGAGACCAAACTCATCATCCAGCGTGGCTGCTTTAACCTGCGCGAGGATGAAATTCAGCTGTACCGCGTCCGGGACATCGCGTTCAAGCAGAACTTCTATGAGCGTCTTTGCCGTGTCGGCAGCATCCATCTCTGTTCCACGGATGCTATGACGCCGGAAATCGACATCCGCCGCATCAAGAACCCGCGTGATGTCAAGGAAGTGCTTTCTAAGACCATCGAGGCTTGCCGGAAAGCGAACGGTATCCGTACTTCGGAAATCATCGGGGACCATGGCTGCTTCCCCGAGCCCGACCCGCATGGTATGCCTCCTGAACCCCACCACGAACATCCTCATGACTAATACCAGCCCGTACAGATTCAGTTCTGTGCGGGCTATTTTTTTGTTTTCAAAAGAAATTTTTGTAAAACCCGACCTAGCCGGATTTCAGGGTAGTGTGGTGGTTGACCGCTTATGCGAACGGCCTAGAATTGAAAGTGTAGCAAGCACACACATCAATACAAAGGAGAATCCATCATGGAAACTAACATTCTGAAATTTGAACTTACCATGAGCAGAGCTTTGGACGACAACACACCCGACACCATTACCGCCTCCATCGGCATCCCTGTCGAGGCCGATGACGATGCGGTCAACGAAGCGATGAACAGCGATGAACTGATTGCCTACGCTGTCGGCGTATTGTACGACCTTGCGGCTTATATGCGCCCACAATGGCTGGATGGCGAGGACACCGGCATGACCCTCGAAGTTTATTTCGGTGACAGCAAATGTCAGACCCGCAATGGCTTCGTGACGATGGATAAGAAAGGGTATAGCTTCGACCTCAAAGATTAAGCTGAGCCAATTAGGAGTCTTGCCTGCATCAGCGGGTGAGACTTCTTTTTGCTGTGTAGCTGCAAAACATAGTTGACGACCCGTGCGACCCGCATACAATAGAATATGCCAAACAGCGTTTATGACGCTGCTTCGGTAGAGACGAATAGGGTCCTGAGCCGACCTTAAATGCTCACTGCGAAGAAAGACCTGCCTGCGGCTAACAGGCGGGTCTTTTCTTTTTGCGGGCGTTTTTTGCTTTGCCAAAAATGTATCTAATCCGTGAACATATAGCGTTCATCGTTGTATTCAATACAACTTCATGGTATAATGCAAGTATCAAAACAAGCAAAACATTCCGTATCATCGAAGATATTTCAGAGGCATGTCTATGAAGCGATTCCTCTCGTTCATCCACAAAGCACTCTTCCTTCTTGCTGTCGCAACCATTTCTGTAGCGTTCGAGGGATGCAGTGAGGTGGCGGACAAGACCATGGACGGCATCAAGGACTTGCCTGCGCAAATCATTCGGATGGCAACTCCTGAGATTGCCGAAACGGTGGGTTCGGAGAAAAACATGACGCCTGAGACCGCAGCCACAGAATACAACTACATATACTTTCGGTACAATAATCAGTGGGTCACGAATAAACTCATCAGCTACGAGGTAGTCGATAGCGGGCAGAACATAAAATTTACCGTAGAAGGTAACAGTGTAGCCAACTACTATACCAGCATGGCAAATGTCGTGCTCATGCACAAAGACGAAAACAACACACGCACACAGAATATATACGAAAAACTGGCGGAGGGGACAACCTATGGCTGATGCACAGCGAGGACAATTTGAAATTGATTGCAAAAGCGGAGAAGCGGCCGGCATTATTTACGGTTTGGTGCATGATAAAACCATGTTCCGCCCGGAACTCGACCTTGCAAATGCGCATCCGAAGGAGTTCGATAACGAGCATATTTTCCCACTCGACATGTTCATTAACAGCGATTATTTGCTTAAACTCAGCAGGGAAGAGTTTGCAAAAGAATTAAAGCGGCTGTTCGATGAAGATATAATCGGATATGCTCAGGTGGTTGTTGCTACTGACATCCATGATATGCATCGCAACGTGGTCCTGACAGACCCCACACAGATGGATAAACTGAGTCGGATTGCTGTATCTCTGTTCGGCGTACCGAAAAGGGAAGCAAGACGAATTATCGCCAAGTATCAGGCTCAGTAAAAAGCGAGGAGGATAAAAGAATGCTGGCAAATATCGCAGTTTTACGAACTGTTAAAGCAAATGTAAATGAAGCAATTATGGTTGCGTTGCCCTCGATTTTGTTCGAGAGTTCGCACGACAAAAAAGATACACAGAAATACTATCTGCAGGGTCCTGCGGCTGAATATATTCCTGTTGAGATACCGGATACTTATGCCAAGAAATTCTCCAAGTGCGCTACGGCATTGGCGATGCAGCTTGTCCTTCTCAGCAACAAGACGAAAGGCTTCTTTGGTCCTGAAATCTGCAATGTGGAGGGCAAAGATATCCAGACTGCCCGGAGCATCATAAACTCCATCATGGGCGAGAGACAGGCAAGGTTTTATAGCGCAAAGCTGAACGATGAAGTGTATGATACGCAATATGCGGTCAGCGAATATGCGGTTGAGAATTGGGCAGACGACATTGTGCCGCCCGTTGTCATCAACAGCTGCATCTGGGCTATCGTGGCAAATACCGCAGCAGAGATGCAGAAGGACAACCGTTTCCTACGCAGAAAAGAAATCTGCGATACTGAGTTTTTGGAAATCGCAACCAGAATCTACAATGAGTTGCTGGGGTTTGCAGCGAGAAAATACGAAATCTTAGACATTGGTGAATGACTATGAGTGTCAACCTTATTGAGGGCAATATCTTAACACCGCCGACTCGTAATGAGGATACTATCATTTGTCATCAGGTGAACTGTCGTGCCGCGATGGGTGCTGGTCTTGCCAGACAGATTCGGGATAAGTGGCCCATTGTGTTCGACGAGTATGTGAAAGTTTGCAATCCTAAGAAACTCGGTGACTTTCAGGTGGTTCAGGTCGCCCCGCAACTGTATGTTGCTAACCTGTTTGGGCAATCGAGCTTCGGCAGAGATAAGCGTCAGACGAACTACGCGGCGTTGGGAACGGCTCTTTTCAGAGCAATGAAAGAACATCCTAATGCAACTTTCCGTGTTCCTTACGGTCTCGGCTGCGGGTTGGCAGGCGGAAACTGGGTAACGGTGCTGAATCTCATTGAAGAAGCCGCCAATGCTTGGAATGTGAACGTTGAGATTTGGGCGCTGCCCAAAAAGTAAAGGATTAGCATGTACAATACCAACTACAAATGCGTCAAGCCGTTCGATGTATGGCTTGATGCCATCGGTCAAGATGGCAAGAAAATTCCATATCGGGTAAAGCGCGGGACCATCTGGCGCTTAGAATGGTGCGGCGGCGAGCAGAACTTCAAGGAACTTTCAGGTCCAAATAAGATGCACATTACGCTGCCGGATGAGTATGTCGAGAAATATTTCAAAAAGGTTTGAGCATGGGGAATTATTGTCCGTATACAAACGGCAATGTCGTCTACCTGAAATGTCAAGAGTGTGAGGACAGAATCTGCGAAAAGGATTGGTTCTTTTGCGGAGTTGCAGGAACGCCGTTATCGATGACGAAGTCCCGCATGCAAATGTCAGAGTACCTCGATAAGATGCTGGCAAAACGGGAAAATGTCGTCATTGCAGCAGAATCTGGTAAGAAGATGACTGCTTTGGCGGCTATGTACGCCAGCGAGCGGGGATACTCTTTCATTCCTGTCACAAACGATGATTTGCCCACATACTTATCTAAACAGCAGAAAAAGGGCTGCGTAGTTTTTGAAGGAGTCGCAGATGAACGAGAAATCGAAAGTGCCTACCGTAAGCTGCGCATACCGCTGCGGCACTGTAGATTGGAAGGAGCGTAAAACTATGATGTACCAAAAGCTGGTTCGGGATAATATCCCGGCTATCGTTGAGAAGAACGGGGAAACCTGTGTGACGCGCACGCTGTCCGACAAAGAGTACGAGGACGCTCTGACAAACAAACTGCAGGAAGAGGTCGCTGAACTGCTGGAAGCCTACAAAGCCAAGGAACGAAGCGTTCTGAACTGTGCCGAAGAAATGGCGGATGTGATGGAGGTCCTGTACGCTATGGGTAAGACTTGCGCTGTTTCCAAGCGGGAAATAGAACAGGTCAGAAGTCAGAAAGCGTCGGAGAAGGGGATTTTCTCAAAGAAAATCTTCTTGGTTTCGACAGAAACGTGAAAGGAGCGGTTTGTGACGCAGCAAGACGCAGTGCGGTTAATCAGAAAACTGATTTTTGCCAAAAACAGTCAAGACCTCACGCATTTTAACCGGTGTGTAGACGAAATTGCACAAACCTTGGACGAGCAAGGCGACAAAGAAGGCGCTCGTGCTATTCGCAATACTTCCCGTGACGGCTATGTAAAATCGTACTACGAGGCAAGTCGGCAAGCACAGCCTCTCGGTAGCCCCTTTGTCAGCTATAAACCTGCGTTCGTCATCGACAACAAGGATATCGCACTATGGCATGCGAAGAACGATAATCCGCCGATGCGAGTTCGACACATTTTAGAGTACGTCGAAAACGGGGAGATGGTCGGAAAAGATGTGCTGGAATACGATGCAAGCACCGATAAATGGCACCGTGTTGAGGCGGAATGTATCGAGTTGGTATAGGGACACTACATCACCCATGCTCCTCTAACCCCTTTCTGCTGGCGGTCAGCAGATGAAATAAAATATACAAACAGCGATTTTTATCCACAGCCCCTTGCACATTCGTGCGAATGGCATACAATCTAAATTATAGACTAAAAACTGTACCCTGGCGGCTGTTTAACGGCTGTCAGGGTCTTTTTATTGCCTGCCAATCTACTATTCGGAGGGATTACAATGACGCTCAAAGACTTGTCCAGCGAACAGCAGGACCTTGTACGGCTGGCGCTTGACGGTAAAAATGTGTTGTGCGATGCCTGTATCGGAAGCGGTAAGACGTCCACAATCAATGTTTTGTGCAACGAGTTTGATTCCTCTAAGGAAATTCTGTACCTGACCTATAACCGGCTTTTGAAACTCGATGCACAGGAAAAGATTCTGAACGATAATGTCACGGTTCAGAACTATCATGGATTTGCCTCGAAAATTCTGTACCGGCGCGGCATCAAGAATGTCGGACAGGGCGAGCAGATTGGGATGGTCTTGAGGAAGCGCGTTCCTGTCGGGCACTTTGATGTGCTTATCATCGACGAGTATCAGGACATCAACGAGGAAATCTCGAAAATGCTCGAATACATCAAGGAATCGAACCCCGGTCTTCAAATCATCGCGGTCGGGGACATGAAGCAGAAAATCTATGACCAGACCTCGCTGGATATCTGGTCGTTCATCCATAAGTTCTTAGGCAAGCACACGCAGGTCAATTTCACGCAATGTTTCCGCCTGTCCCATGACCTTGCACAGCGGCTCGGAAATATCTGGGGCAAGGATATCAACGGCGTGAACAAGAACTGTAAGGTATCGACCATGTCCCGCGAGCAGGTGGTAGACTATCTGGATACCAAGAACCCGAAGGATGTCCTGTGTCTCGGTGCCAGAACGGGGTCTATGGTCAAGGTCCTGAATGAACTGGAAGCAAGACCCGGCAACCTCTATGACAAGAACCATGTATATGCCAGCATCAAGGAACCGGACGGTGAAAAGCATGTAGCACCCGGCGCAGACGTTGGTATCTTTACAACCTTTGACGGCAGTAAAGGTATGGAGCGCCCCATCTGTGTTGTCTTTGATTTCACGGAATCCTACTGGTGCTCCCGTGTATTTCAGCCTACGGCGCGGTATGAGATTCTGAGAAACCTTTTCTGCGTTGCGGCGAGTCGCGGTAAGGATGAGGTCATCTTTGTAGAGCCTCCGAAAAAAGAGGACAGATTTGGGCTGGTCAGCGATAAGACCCTGATGACTCCCGTCAAGATGAATCAGGAGTTCAACACAAAGTTCGATATCTCTGAGATGTTCGACTTCAAGTTTGATGAAGATGTAGAGCACTGCTACCAGCTTATCAATACGACGCCGGTGTTCCATAAAGATGTACATGAAATCGAAATCAAGCATTCGGACGCGATGATTGACTTGGCTCCCTGCATCGGCATCTACCAGCAGGCGAACTTCTTTGACTACTACGATATCGACAGCGCGATTGCCTTCTACATGTACCTGCATAACGACAAGAAGGTAGCACTGCCTGCCAGCTGGAAATCCGTGGATGAGAAGGTCCTGTTCCTGACGATGCTGATGACGAGTCAGGACCGGTATGTGAAGCAGGTTGAGTTGCCCTTTATTACGAGAGCGCAGGAAACCGACCTGAACAAGCGCCTGTCTATGGTGTTCACTCCCGATGAGTCCGTACAGGAACGCTGTGAGTTGACTGCCATGGTAGATACCAAGGCGAAGAAGAAACTCGTTATCAGCGGCATGGCGGATGTCGTGAAGGACAACAAGGTCTATCTGCTGAAATTCGTGTCTTCGCTCGCGCACAAGCATTTCCTGCAATGTGCCTGCTATATGCTGGCTACCGGGTTAAAGCAGGGTGTTGTCTGGAATATCCGCGATAACATGATGTATGAAATCGAGATTCCGGACCCTGACAAGTTCCTGGACGCGGTAATCACCTGTATCACGAAGCAGGTCTTTGCCAAGGCAGAAAGCTATACGATTTCCAAGGACTATACGCAGGACCTCGATACCATCATCGAACAAATCATGACCGATGACTCGCTGCCGGAATTCGATGTCGGCGGCAATGTCAAGGAAGAGAAAAAGGCGGCTGATGAGGGCATCTCTATCATCCGCCGTGGCGAACAGTATATCATTGTAGATGCTGCGAACCGTCAAATCATCGATAACAGCGCCATGAACGGCTATGATTCGATTCTCGCTGCCTGTGAGGATTATGTCCGGAAAAACAAGCAGCTGGCAGAGGAATCCATGTCCAAGAAGGAACTGCTCAGCGTTATTGAGGATTGGCTCGACAATCACAGGGATTTTGAAGCAGCTATGTCCAAGACCGAGGTGGATATCAAGCACCATATCGGCGAATATGCAAACTACGCTTCTCTTTCCACCTATGTTGTTCGTAAGATGCTCAAAGACCGTGGTCTTATCATCAATTTCAGCGAACGTCAGCTGTTGAAGGTCTGGAAGGAGCGGAAAAAGAAGGATACGGATACCGTGGAGAATACGCGGTATGAGACCCTTGCCTCTACGCTCGAATCCCTCGTTAAGGCAGGTGTTGATGTCCAGCTTGAAATGCCGGAAGAGGAGAAGGTCGCAAAGCCCGAACCGGACCCGGAAGAAGAAAAGCCTCAATTCGATAAGCGCATCCCCTATACCGTTATTCGTTCGTCCCGGCTCTCTAAGCCAAATGATGTGCGGTATATTGTCGTCAATCTGAACGACAAGGAGCAGGTCTTGGATGATGCAAACGGATACGGGTATAAGTCGATTTCTGCCGCACAGAAGGGTTACGGGTACAAGTGCCGGAACCTCACCAAGTACGGAGAAATCAAGCATTCCTCAAAACCTAAAACCAATATTCCGGTCTCGCCGAGTCGTCAGCTCTCGTTCGGGGATTTCTGAGAATGAGGTGACATCATGACATACAACGAGGCATTCCCTTTATGGGTGGCGGAAGTGTACCGGAACCATGGCTATGAACCTGGTCAGTGGTACGGGTCAGAGGTTGCAGAAACGCTGTACAACGAGGCAATGACGACCTACAACGGTCCTCCTGCCACGATGCGGGATTATATAGAAGCTATCCCGTCTGCGGATGAATTCGCGTATTTAGACTATGCCATTGAACGGCTGCACCGCGATAACATCAACTTGAACGCACTCTCCGACAAAGAGCGCCGGGCTTTGATGGATAAAATCGTCGCAGAGTATCCGCAGTACAAGAACGCTCGCACATCCCGTGCCAAGCAGGTACAGCAGACCTCGATGCAGGCGACACTCGATGCCGAGCGTGATGTTCTCTTGCAGGCTGCTCGGCGCAATGCGAGCCGCTACGACGATGCAGAGGATGCTACAAAGGATTTTGTAATCGAGTAAAGGGGGCAGTAACAGAATGGTCAAGATTTACGGCTATAGCGATGATATCGTTTGTATCGAAAATTCTCGATACTTCGAGGATGAAATCGGGTGTTTCGATGTTGCCGGTGTTAGGCTCTTTCTGGATGACGGCACGGTGCTTTTTGTCTGCTACTCCTCCGGTGTCTGGCGTATTTTCATCGAGCAGGAAGGTTCCGCGCCGCACCGGCACAAGGTCTGTCAGGAGACGAATGAGGACGACTACAGCGATGAGTTTTACACCGAAGCTGATGTTGTTCGGCATGAAATTGCATCGGCGAGAAACTGAAGGAAGGTGATATTAGTGAATTTCTCTAAAATTCGTATGATGTTCTTTGATTTCGACGATACCCTTCTCATCCATTATCGGGAACAGAAACTCGACGCGACTGCCGACGCACACCGCGCACGGCTACTGCGGTATGAGGCTGAGAACCGGGGCGGGTACAGGGTATTCGATGAGATTGGAGAAGCCAATACGCTTGTCCAGCATTTCCTCGAAAGCTGCGATGGTATCCCAAAATACTGCATTACCCGCGTGCAGGACAGTATGACCCTGCCGTATAAAAAGCAGTGGCTTGAAATGCACTATCCGGGACAGTTCCTCGATGTTATCGGGACTGCTACCCCGGAACGGAAGACCTCCGTCATGAAACTTCTAACCCAATCTGCCGGTCTGAATGCTGCGCAGGCTTTGTATGTGGATGATTACTATGAAGCCCTCAATGAGGCGGCAAAGGAAGGCTTCACGGTCATGACGGTACAGGAACTCATGCTGCGGCAATATACTGCGGAGCAATAAAAAGCGCTAAACCACGAACAAACTAAGGAGAACTACCATGAAAAAGATTCTGAAATTTCTTGCCGCTGCGGCATTTGCTATCGTTGTGTATCAGCTTGTATCGCTGCACCGCAAACGCCGTAAGATGGTCGAGATTGGTCAGCAGATTTTCCGGTAAGGTCAGATGGCGAAAACTCAGCTGACCCGCGATATCGAGGCTGCGCTCCATGCGTGGCATCCAACCAGCTACGGCGGGTATCGAGCAGATTCGTTTCGGCAAGGGTTCGATGCCTTAGAAGTGCCGGTCGAATGCGGGTCTGTCAAATCCGGATTGGTCGATTTTGTCCGGGTGCAGGAATGCTTTACCACTGAAACCAAATACGGAACCTGTAAACTAGCCTCGCTCATCGAAACGGATACGGATGTTTCGCCTGCTGTGATACAGGAAAAGGCGAAAGCAGCAACCTGCGTCAAGAATATTTCATCGCCGGATTTTTGCAGGGAGCACTGTTCCGAGCGATGGTGCCACTTCCACAAGATGAATCATCTGTATACGCTCGATGCCGTCATCACTTGTGTGGAAATCAAGATTTCCGTGAGCGATTTTCACTCGGCACACGGGCACAATTTCGTCGGGCACTGCAACTACTATGCGATGCCCACAGAGCTATATAAGAAGGTCAAAGGAGAGATACCCGAAGATATTGGCGTCCTGCTCTATTATGACGGTGAGAGTACCTGCGGAATCCGAAAGGCGAAGGAGTGTAAGCCACAAATTCTTTCGGAAAGCACACAAAAATGGCTGATTCTGTCCGTTGCTAAAAGGCTGCCTCGGTTCGACAAGAACTGAGGGCAGCTTTTTTATATTTTATTTATTTTAGAAAGGACAAACTCAAATGCGGCGAACCAAAGCACTGATACTCGTTGCAACATTGGCTGTGCTGACCAGTGTTGCAGCCTGTTCATGGCAAGCGGAACCTCTGCCTGCCGAATCAGCACAATCCGAATCCTCTCTCAGCACCTCTGAATCTGCGACGCAAGAAACAACAGAAGAAGCGCAGAAAATCCCGGACTTATCCCGCGTACCGGAACCGAGCGCGGAACCGTCTGCGCCTTTTGAACCGTCTCCTACACCGCAACCAGAACCGTCCCCGGGTCCGACTCCCGAACCAACGCCTGCGCCGACTTCCGAACCTGCGGCAGCGACCTCTGTCTGGGGTGATGTTGCCCCTGCAGCCTGGGGTCAAGCCTACGGCACGATTACCTGTGACGCGATTGGTCTTAACGCTTCTCTTATCTGGGGCGATGACCAGAGTCTTTTGAATCAACGCGGCGGGGTGTATCAGTATCCCGGTTCTTACCAAGTCGGTGTGACCGGAGGACATCTGCTTTGCGCTCATAATGACAGCGTGTTTTCTCTGCTGCAATATGTCAACATAAGGGATAACTTTGTTGTGGACACCGATTACGGCGAGTACGTGTATTCCGTCACCCTAGCAAACCCCGGCAATGTATCCTCGGATGCGAGCACCGTGATTGCGGATGATGGCACTGTCCTCGTTAATTTCACAGACGGAATCGATAAACTCATCATGTATACCTGCTATCCGTTTGGGTATTACAGCCCAACGAATCAGAGATATGTGGTTCAGGCTGTTTTGCAAGCATGATTGGAGATGTAGTTTAAGGATGCAAAAAAGAAAAATCCGAAAATTCCTGCATTACACAGGAACTGTCTTTATTCCGCTCATCATTGCTATGATGGGCGTTTTGTTTTGGATGAAAGTAATGAACGACATTGAATGGCTCCTTCTTTCCCCGAAACATGTCGCGTTCGGCTGCGTTGCGAGCCTTGGCCTGGTTCTCTGCTGTATTTATGCGGACAGGATGCTGTGCCATGAGGATTCGGATACGGTTTGAGTATTGCAGATTCTTGCGATACCAGTAGAATTGAATTGTACGATAGATACCAGATATCTTACAATTCACAATTTCGTTTTTAGCGGACTTGTCCCTTTCTGGGGACGGGCCCGCTTTTTTTGTTTGAAAGGAGAAATAAATATATGCAAACCAAACACGAATTTCTTCGGAGAATTTCTGCGATAATCGCTGTATTCTTCACACTGGCTTTCACAGGCTGCGGTCAGACACCGGAATCTCCGGGAAGCCTTCCTGTATCCGGGGTCGTCTCAGAAACTACCGCACAAAGCGGTCAGGAGACGGCTGGCGTATCGGAAGGCGGCAGCTTTACCATCCATTTTATCGATGTCGGGCAGGCAGATTCCGCCCTCGTTATATGTGATGGGCACTCGATGCTCATTGACGGCGGCAATGCTGATGACTCGAACCTTGTATATTCTGTATTACAGCGCGAAACGGATGGACACTTAGACTATGTCGTAGGAACACACGCCCACGAAGACCACATCGGAGGTCTTTCTGGTGCCTTCGAGGCTGACACAGCCGATGTCACATTCTGTCCTGTGACAGAGTATGACAGCAAGGCATTCCGGAACTTTAAGACTCGTGCGGACGAGAGAGGCGGTGGTATTACCATCCCGGCAGTGGGGGATACATTCACCCTAGGGGAAGCCTCCGTCACCGTTGTGGCTGTCAATTCCGTGCCTGAGGACACGAATAATACTTCCATCGTGATTCGCATTGTCTACGGAGATACATCCTTTCTGTTCACCGGTGATGCCGAGCAGGAAACGGAAGAGAAAATACTCGAAACCGGACAAGACATCGAATCCACAGTCTTAAAGGTCGGGCATCACGGGTCCAGCACCTCCACCTCTCAGGCATTTCTGGATGCCGTGAGCCCTACTTATGCGGTCATATCCTGCGGCAAGGACAACAGCTACGGTCATCCGCACAGCGAGACCCTTGCAAAGCTGACCGGCGCGGGAGTTGAGGTGCTCAGAACGGACGAACTCGGTGATATCTACTGCACCTCTGACGGTACGGAAGTCACCTTCTCGTATGGGGAGTACCATAAGGACATCGAAACCTCTAGCGCCGAGGTGGAAGAGCCGCAACAGCCTGACACAATTTCCGAAACCTACATCCTGAACACGAACTCTCGCAAGTTTCACCGTCCAGACTGCTCCTCTGCATCTCAGATAAGCGATGCAAACAGAGAGGAGTATACCGGCACAAGAGAGGAACTTGTCGAACAGGGATATACACCTTGCGGTTACTGCAATCCGTAAATATCCAATCGGCCTCTTATCCATATAAGCCTATTTGAGTAGTACACGGAATGTCCCGCTCTGGACGAACCGGGTTCAGGAACGTGCTCTGGCTGACTCGAAAACGGCAAACGCCGATAAGGTACTAAAACGATAGCAAGTAAATCAGTCGCTGCCTACACAAATGGGCAGCGATTTTTTCTTGCCAAAATGTGCGAACCGAATAGAATGGGTATTGTACGATAGATAACATCCCATATCGAAAGGGTTTTATGCCTTTCGTACATTCACAATTTCGCTTAAAGGGCGGACTTCTCGATTCTGAGAGGCCCGCTCTTTTTGCGTCCAACACAAAAAGGAGCGTAATGACATGTTTGAAATTTGCAATGACAAGACTTATTTTCTGGCCGAAACGACCGCCAAGAACAAAACAATCGAAATCACCCTCGTGAAAGACAGCCACGGTAATCTTCTGAATGAGCACGAGATTAAGCTTGACCTCTGCCGTGCAGTTCTCGAATTGCAGCGCGGCGGCTATATCGTCACGAAGGTCCGTGCCCTTGACTACGACATCGAGAATGTCGTGGATGTGTTCCATCTGCCGGAGTTTGAGGAGGCTCGCGAGAACCCGATGCCCGATATTGTATCCGGCGTTATCACCTCGAACTTTGATTCCGGTGCATCGTTCTATCTGCCGTGCAAGGTGAACAAGAAAACCCGTGAGGTGTTTGCTGTGGAAGTTCCTGCACAGCCCTGCGACGATGACTCGTTCAACAACGCAACCGTGAAGGTCGATGGCGTTGACCGCCGTCTGCTCAATCTCACCGACATCGTGAGCGAGTATGACAGCGATGACTACGACGGCGTTCTCGATGCTCTGTATCGTGTTCAGGCAAAGAACGATTACTGGGAGAACGACGGCGAATCTCTGACGGAGCTCATCCACAAATACCGTTGGTATATCCTGAAAGATGCCCTGATGCAGCGTGGCCGCGATGCCGTCACGGATTTCATCGGCACCGACATCAGCAGCAGCGAGTTCAGCCGTGTCCTCGATGAAACGGAAATGGTGATGCCGGACGAAACCTTCGAGAAATTCTGGGAAAAGTACATCTGACCAATACCAATGCGGTGGGGCAAGACACTCCACCGCATTTTTTCGCAAAAATACGCAAACAGAAACAACCATCTAAATCATATCTGAAGGAGAACCATATGAGCATTTCACCGAAAAACGAAGCATCTCAGAACAACACCGCCAAACGCCGCGACTATATCTCGTGGGACGAGTATTTCATGGGCATTGCGATGCTGTCAGCGATGCGCAGCAAGGACCCGAACAGTCAGGTAGGCGCATGCATCGTGCGAGACAACAAAATCCTGTCGCTGGGATACAACGGTATGCCGATTGGCTGCGACGACGATATCATGCCTTGGGGCAGGGAAGGAAATGAACTCGAAACCAAGTACATGTATGTCTGCCACTCGGAGCTGAACGCTATCCTCAACGCCGGGAAAGACCTGCACGGGTCTACGATGTATGTCACGCTTTTCCCGTGCAACGAGTGTGCGAAAGCAATCATTCAGAGCGGGATAAAGCGTATCGTGTATCTCGACGACAAGTACCGGGATACGAACAACAATGTCGCTGCACGACACATGTTCAAGATTGCCGGGGTTGAGACCAGGAAATACGAGCCCAGTGCCCGCAATGTCACCCTGAACTTGTAATCATCACAGCCGGTCTAATGACCGCTACGAAAAATAAGGAGTACAACAATGAAAATCCATCATACTGCGCTTGGCGTATGCGACACCTACGAGGTCGTAACGGAACCGCCTCGCGGCTATATCATTTGGAATATCGGCGATAATGCACCGGAAGGCTACCTCCCGTTCTGCAGGCTCAAATTTATGCAGCCGTTTGAGGGCGGACGCGAAATTGAGTCGGATATCCTGAAAGCCATGAAGTGTGACGGTGCAAGGGAAATCTTAGCCGCCATCGGACTGGGTGCCGAAACCTCCGCCGAGATGAAGGAGTTCATCAAGAAGCACGAACGCAACCCCCGCAGGAGTTGGGAGTGCGAAAGAATGCGTGCCGCTATCCCGTATCTTGAGAGAATCGGAATGTAATACCATCGAGCCGTCTCCGTCTTGGAGGCGGCTTTTCTTTGTTTATCGTCAGATTCCTGTGTCCGGTAATTTCTCTCTCAATGTTGCATAATCGTGCGAACCGGATACAATAGAAAATGACGAGACAACGCAAAGAGGTGAGAACACTTTGGAACAGCTAGAAATAATCATTCCGGGCGGTCAGAAACTCTCCGTCCGTGATTTTGTTGAATGGGAGTATAACGGCGGTAAGGCAGATTTTCAGCCGGATGAACATTATCCTTTATGGGGGACTGTTCCTATTGAGGATAAGTTGCGATATATTGCAATCAGTGTGTTTGGTGATTTGGCGAGTTACGGAAAATACGACAACCGAATCGGCGTTACGGACGGTGAGTCGGAGCACTACTTCTACTTCACGGTTCAGGGCAAGGATGAAGATATTCTTCTCGCCTTGAATGTCATGCTGAATGTGATATATACGAGCGCAGAGGGGAAATGCCGCAAGGAAACCGGCACATCTTTCGCGGAACTGCCACTGATGCAGAGATTCGATGCCATCACCCGATACATCGAAGACGAGTTTGAGACCTGCCTTATGATGCTTTCCGATATCCCGTACATACAGTGGACCTGAATTCGTAAAAAGTTGTTGCACATTCGTGCGAATTGGGTAAAATGAAGACTGTAAGGTGAATCAGTGGGTGAGTTTTTTGCCCGCATCACGCGAAAAAAAGTGAACACAGATTATAAGAAGCAAGTTCTTTCGGGAGCTTGCTTCTTTTATTTTGGGAGGTTTCTATGACGCATAAGAAGTTGCTGGAACGCAATCGAAAAATTACCGATGCACTGCAAAATGGCGCAAAGGTCACGGACCTCGCGCAGGAGCACGGACTCAGCCCACAAACCGTCTACCATATCGCACAGGCTGAGATGGAGAAGCGGCGGAAAGTGACTTTTACGGAGTGGAAGGACAACCGCAACGACGAGATTCGCAACCAGTATCAGGAAGGCATTTCAGCCGAAGAACTGGCAAAAGCTTTTAACCTTAACCGCGCCACGATTTTTCGTATTCTGAAAGAAGGCGGGGACTCCTACCACCGGCACCTCGACACGAAAATCGAGACCTCTACTTTGCGCCGCATTAAAGATTTCAGGCAGGGGTTTGTGGACTACGCGAAGAAGAACCCCAACACGCCGGTCGAGAACCTTGCTCGGGAATACGGTATCAGTCCCTCTTCCGGATTCAAGTATCTTCATGAGGCCGGTATCTATCGCGGCAAGGGACGCAAAAAGAAGGCAGCAAAGCCTAAGGGGTGAACCAGTATGGGGAAAAGGAAAGCAACCCGCAGCGAAATCATCGAACGAAACGAGAAGATTGTAAAGGACTACGAGAACGGTCTATCGTTTGAGGAACTGTCCGAGAAATACGGGCTTTGCATCAGGACTTGCTACCGCGCTCTCGATGAGGAGCGGCAGGCGCAGCGCATTGCGGAAGAACAGGACCATACCAATCTGGTCGATAAAATCGTGGCGGAGTATCAGAAAAATACGCGTGTCCGCGACATTGCCGAAAAGTACGGCGTTTCCGTAGGGTATTGTAGTGCCATCGCGGTTCAGGCCGGAATCAGCAACAAAGAACTCAGTCATCGTCGCATCACCCGCCGTCAGCAAAAACGCAACGATGAAATCTTCGAGAAATACCAAAACGGCATCGACGCCAAAGACCTCGCTAAGGCATACCATTATTCCTTGCCGGGTATTTACAGTATCATCCGGCGTGTCCGTAAACAAAAATGTAAAAGAGACTGAGTCCCTTGCATGATGCTGCAGGGGGCTTTTTTCTTTTTATGAGGGAGGAAAATCTAGTGAACGAGAATGAACGGGCATTGCTTCGGTATGTGGTGGAAGGGGATATTCGGAAATCTCAGCAGCAGGCGAAAATCGTGTTGGAGGGACTTACTACTGTCAAGGACAAAGCGTTCAAGGAAACCTGTCTGCGAACACTTGCAAGTAAAAGTACTACACTCATCGAACTGCCGTATAACCTGCAGGGGCTTTTGGTCGCGGAGGATTCGAGCGCTTTCCGAGAAGACCGGTTCCTCATCCGAGACAGCGAGAAGGCGGTCATTGATAAAATGTGCAAGACGCGCCGTGCTGCGCTGCGGTTACAGGAGATGGGGATTCACTATACGAGTTCTCTTTTACTCATGGGCGAGCCGGGAACCGGAAAGACTGAGTTGGCGCGGTATATCGCTTATACGACGAACCTTCCTTTCGTGTACACAAATTTCTCCGGTATGGTGAATTCCGCTCTGGGCAAAACACAGAAGAATATCGGTATGGTATTCGACTATGCAAGAAAAAGTCCGTGCGTGCTCTGCCTCGATGAGATTGATGCTATCGGGACACGGCGCGGCGGCAAGGACGATGTTGCGGAGATGAACCGTGTGACGATTGCCCTGATGCAGGAACTTGACAGACTCGGCAACGACATCATCCTTATCGGGACCACGAACCGTCCCGATACTCTGGACGATGCTCTGTTCCGGCGTTTCACCTTTGGGCATACGGTAAGACCTCTGTGCCGGGACGATGCGCGTACCCTCGCAAGGCTGTTCTTTGCATCAGTAGGGTATTCGGCATCCGAAACGGAAATTGAATCGCTGCTCAATAACACTTCACAGTATTATACCGCAAGCAAAATCACGAATCTTTGCATCGACCATATCATCGACTGGGTAGCAAATCAGGAGGATACACCATGCATCGGAAAAGTTTGACCGGAGAAGCAAAGCTGAACCGCGATAAGGCAATGCTGAACGATTATGTCGCCGGTATGCACATCGCGGAATTGGCTGAGAAATACGGTATCGGCTGCACGAATGTTAAGAAATCTCTTGAAGTGTTAGAGGGTTTTGATGCTGTGCGCCGCAATGACCGCAAAAGCCCGAATCGGAAACCAAACAATCAGAAACGATTGTCGAAAGCCGACATGGAGCAGCGGAATATTGAGATTGCGCAAGACTACAAAAACGGGGCCTGGACCTTTGAAATCGCTGAGAAATACAATCTCTCTGGACAACAGGTCTATCATATCCTGCGCAGAAGCCCTGATTATACCCCGCACAAAGAGAATATCGGGTCAGCTGTACAGTTCAAGAAACGCCAGCGCAATGCTGAAATCGTTGAGGATGTCAGGGCAAATCCGTACATGACTGTCGGAGAAATCATGGATAAGTATGGGTTATCGGAATCCACCACCTATCAGGTATTTCGGGAAGCGGGACATCCGATTTCGGGCGGTCTTGTCCGTTTCGGCCCTGAACCGCCCATGAACATCCCGGAATTCAAGCACAGCCCGAAAGTATTGGGGCTACGGCGTGAAGCCTTGGAAGACACCAAGACTCCGGAGGAAATCGAAGCGCGGAACAACGATATCCTGAAAGACTACAAAGTGGGTATCAAGGTAGAGAATATCGCAGTACGGTACAATGTCACACCGCGATTCATTGCGGGGCTTATCCAGAAATACCGGGCACATCATCCCCTCTACCGCAAGAACCTGCGCGGCAACGCTAAAATGAAGAAGAAGCTGCCGGAAGGAGTCTGCGAGGGGATTGCGGTAGAATACCAGAACGGGAAAAGCGTCTCCGACATTGCTAAAGACCATAAGATTGCCGTGGGTCAGACCTATAAGATTCTGCATGACTACGGAAAGCTTTCTGAATCGCTGGCAGAAGCCGAAACTCGTAAAGCCACGCAAAGTCGTTCTCCTATCACGGATAATGTAAAAGCCCGAAACCGGGAATTTGCGGAATTTGCACGGATGAATACCGGCAAAAATCTGCGTGACCTTGCGGATATATATGGTATCTCCTACAGCACAGCTGTAAATATCGCAAAGTCCGAAAACATCCATAAACGGGCGGGGGTGGTTGTACCGTGAAAGATTTCGAGTGGCGGTATCGCAGGCATCGTGGCACGGTAGCACAGGAATGTCCCCGCGTTGCTGCTATGTGGAATCCGACAGCCAATTCTGTATCGCCAGAGGAAGTCACCTGCGGCAGCAATCGCAGAATTGCTCTTATCTGCCCAAAATGCGGATACGGAAAGAACGGCGAATGGCGTCCCTCTATCGCCGGTGCCTGTCGAACAGGCGGCGGATGCCCGGCGTGTTCCGGAAAAGTCCTTGTCGAAGGCGTCAATGATGTAGCTACCGTTCATCCCGAAATTGCTGCACAGTGGCATCCGACACTTAATGAGTTCCCGCCCACGCGAGTGACTTCCGGAAGCGCAAGGCATGTATACCTTGTCTGCAAGGATTGCGGGTACGGCGCAAACGGAGAATGGCATCCGATGATTGCTTTTGCCTGCGGGTCCGGGGAAGTACATACCGGATGTCCAGAATGCGCCAGAAACTCACTGAGAAAGGTCATGAGAGCCCACTACGCCAAAACAGCAAGGAAACCTGTAGTATCAGTTGCATGCCCTCAAATCGCCGCTTTGTGGCACCCTGACAATGAATTCGGCCCCGACATGTATACGACCGGCAGCTGCAAAAATATCCCGCTCGTATGCCCTGTATGCGGGTACGGCAAAGACAAAGACTGGACGCCTTCGATTGCTGACATTTGCCGGAAAGGCGCAAAGTGCCCGTTTTGCGGAAACATCGTGAGGTAATACCCTTGTACAGACAGAAAAACAAGACGCCCTATAACATGGCGGGTCAGATGAAGGTAGGTCTGATTGGCGAATCTGTCACCATGCACTATCTTGACTACTACTGCGAAACGCACAAGGACAGGATTGCGGGATTTTCGGATGTTCGGGACGATAAACGGTATCAGGAAGACGACATCGACTTCGTTGTATACAGAAAAGACGGTTCTTCATTCACGGTTGAAGCCAAGGCTGACACCTACAAAACCGGGAATGTCTTCCTCGAAACAGCGGTGAATAGTTTCGCTATCGGAGAAGATGACAAGCTGCTTCGGTTTGGAAAATACCAGAAAGCGATAGCCAAGCACTCAAAGGGATGGCTGTACAAGGAAGCTGACTATATCTTTTATTATTTCACAGAGACTAGGCAAATATATGTCTTTGAGCGCATGGCGGCAATGCACTATCTCGATTTCGCTCTGTGCTCGGATACGGTGTTCGTCCACGATGAACGAAGACCTTTCGGAAGGGCTGCGGAAAACAAAGAGCAGCGAAGTAACTACATGCAATACTACGGTACAGGCTTTTGCGTGAACGCGGAACAGATGCGCCGTTCTGATATCATCGACCACCGAATGCATCGCGTCGGCAACAGGAGTCTGCGATTTCCGGAACACATCGAGTCCGGGAAAGTGTTTGAACATTTTGTAAATCATACTTGTATTTGATACACTTTCACGCCAAAATATGGTATAATGCAAGTACAGAAACAGAAAGTACTATATGTTGTGCTTATGCACAACATTTTCCGTTCTGGACACTGTATGTGGCACTTTTGTGTTGACAAAATATGCGAATTGCAGATAATTGGTAATAGGGTAATTTACCTATTTTTCGGGAGAGTTACTTCTTCCGAATATGCTTCTGTAGCTCAGATGGCAGAGCAGCTGTTTTGTAAGCAGCAGGTTGCAGGTTCGAATCCTGTCGGAAGCTGATGCCGGGAAGATGACCTCCACGCGGTCGGCATCGGGCAACAGGCTTAACCTCCCTTAGCTTGGCAAACATCTTCGCAGATAACATAAAACTCTTAGAAGATACCAGATATGCTCCGAAACAACATCATAGTTTTACACACACTTACATACACATCTGCTTGCAGCTGGTTGTAGAGCGGCAGCAAGCATCGTATCTGGCATCCCATAAGAGTTGCCGCTCATAAAGACAGCCTCCTCGCGGCGAGCGGCGGTAACACGGGTATTGAGCTCCCCGTGGCGAATGTCTTTTCTCTTGGGTCGTTAGCTCAGTCGGCAGAGCATCGGACTGTTAATCCGAGCGTCGCTGGTTCGAACCCAGTACGACCCGCCACGCGGAGTATAGCAAAGGTAGCTTACCAGCCCCATACGCTGGCGGTTGCAGGTTCAAGTCCTGTCTCCGCACCCATCGTCCATGCCATGACGTTAAACCGGCTATTCATGTCAATCGGTCGGACGTAAAATGACCGAAATATTCTGGTATCGAATACGAAGGTTGCAATGCACCATGGTTAATTCGCCCGCAGCGCACGGGAAAAGGTGGTTCAACTCCACCTGCCAGAGCCATGACCTGTTGGAAGCGATTCTAGCAGGTCAAATAAAACAGGGAGGGCACTCCGATGCAGTAATTACCGCGTCCGAATGTCAAAATCAAGGAAAGGGTCACACCGATGTACTGATTTGCCTGATGGCGGGCAGCTCCCGCCTTAAAACACCATAATAGGTAGCGCCTATCTGAGTGCGTCCATACCTCGGCGCACTCAGCCACCCGATGGGACAGCCTCCACGCGGCGGGTGGTGGACAGCGACTATGATTGCCGCTGACGAATGTCCTTTCAGGAACCGCATTGCATTCCCTGTGCAAGCGGTATCCTAAACGGTCAGGAAGCTGTGTGGGCGAGTGCTTCCTCTTGTGCTTCGGCGCAGAAACAACAAATCTCGTCCCGCTAAGCATGCATCGTACGAGCATCCCCGTTAAGCCGGGGCGCAGCCAGACGCGACATAGCCGAAAAAGGCGAGACTGCTGCGCGGCATCTGGTAAGTTTGCCGCAGTCTTACACAGCCCGTAACAATCCGTTAACCCGAATTGACAGGGAAGTAACGGCAGGGCTTGAATTGAAGTTGACCAGTGTCCAAAATGCTTTTCCGGATTCTTTCGTATCGTCCACGCAGAGATTCGCGGAATCGCTAAGAGGCACAAAGATGATGTTTCGGGGATGACGACCTACTAAACGGACATCATGGCGGGGCTAAGAGAGGGTTCACCCGCTTTTTCTCATGCAGGCATCGTATAGGGGTTAATACACTAGCCTTCCAAGCTGGTCACGCGGGTTCGAATCCCGCTGCCCGCTCCACCGTCGCCGTCACCGTACGCCACGACATTAAAATTGGCGAGCATGGTCCACTTGTGGTCCGCTGTCGAATGCCAACGGACAGCCAAAAAATCAATCGGCAAACAGGTGCTGCACCTGAAGGTATCCGAAAGTCTCGGCATCAGTCGCGAATGGTGCTGAAAAACATCGGAGAGGATACAGCGCAGAATCCTCCGAGGTTGCTACCGGATGGTGCTGGACGCGAGGTTGGCTTCCTCGCTGAGGGGTGATAACCAGCATAAAACACCCTACCGTGCTTGGTTAGCTCAGTTGGTAGAGCAGCGCATTCGTAACGCGCAGGTCGGCAGTTCGAGTCTGCCATCAAGCTCCACGGTCCGATTGGGTGACGCGCTCTTTGAGAATCCGCCAAAGAAGCTGTCAGCGGGGGCATGCACTTGCTGACGGTTGGCTAAGTCCTTACGGAAGTCGTCGTAGCCGGAACCGAACACGAATGGGCAACGTAAAGCCCCGCACGGCAGAGCGTTATCTGCTATAGCGCATGACAACTCTAAGTAGGAAGGAGATGATTCCGATGGAGCAGGCGATTATCAATGTCGAAGGCACATCAACGATTGAAACCGCAGCGGCGGCTAAGAAGCTGATTGAGGCTTTCGGAAGTCAGAACATCCGTGCTCTCTCGGTTAAGCGCGTGGACGAGAACAGTAACGAAGTCGTTGTTGAACTCGATTTTGTACCGGGTCTGGCACCGCATCTGCACGGCTTCGCTTTGCAGGTCAATGGCTTAACTGCGGGTTACGACGGCACCGGTCCCTCGAACCTGTACGAAGTTCTGCAGGCAGCTGGCGTCGATGAGCGCCTTCTGACGCGTGAGGATATCACGCAGAAAAGCGCCAAGACCATTCCGCTGCATCTGGAGCGCGAGGTCAAACAGTACGGCGAACTTCACTATGCGTAATTACTGGCGGGTCCTTCCCGCCATCATGGGGGCATAGCTCAGCTGGGAGAGCACCTGCTTTGCAAGCAGGGGGTCGAGGGTTCGAATCCCTTTGCTTCCACCACCAGACACATCTCCATCTTGGAAATCGTCTCTGGGCGTGCATTGTACTGTTACACAAGCGCAGTACGGTCATTTATTTGGTGCGGTACTCCTTAACTACACCACGAAGACGATAATCCTGCCCGCACCGCCCCCACCTGAGGGTCATTTACACAGGGTTACGTCAAGCCGAAAACATCATGCCGAGTGGCGAAAACGGCTGCGGCATGGGCGAGACAAATTCGTCTCGTCAGCCATCTTTTGAGAGCGACCTCCACGCGGTAGATGGCGGGCAACGCAGATTTCTGCGGCTAACACTCTCCGATTCTTGGATAGGTGTCCGAGTGGTTTATGGAACTGGTCTTGAAAACCAGAGATGCATCCGCGTCCGTGGGTTCGAATCCTACCCTATCCGCCATCAGCAGTCGGATACACTCTGTACCCGGCTGCTTTTTACATATTTGCGCTTCTTTTCATCGTACCAGAATCGTTTTTTCCTGATAGGAGCCTCTCGGATTCTGTTGCGATTTGTGAACATTACGTTAATCATGGTTGTACTCAGTACACTTTCAAGGAAAAATGTGGTATAATGCATATAGAGCGACAGGGAAAACGAAATATCAGAAGTCCTCCGCTCTTAACATCGTTTCGTTGATGTGGGGACTCACCCCACACAGTAAAAAAGGAGAAGTAAAATCATGCGCAAAAAGTCTATGATGAAGAATGTGCTTGCAGTTGCCATGGCTGCTACAGTCGCAATCTCTGTTACCGGATGTAAGGGCAAGAAGAATCAGGATGCTGCCTCTTCTGCTCCTTCCACCAGCCTGAGCGATTCCGCAAGCACCGCACAGTCCGAAACCCCTGACACTGCCGAGAAGGAAGACACCAGCGCGGCGGCGTCCGAGAGCAAGGCTGAGAGCAAGCCCGATTCCGATGCTGCCAACACCGAGAACAAGACCGCTGAGTCTGAGGCTGCTTCCGACAAGGCTGAGAAGCCCGCCGCCAGCCAGAACACGAACCCCGACAATGTTTCTACTAAGGACGGTCCCGCTAAGGCTCCCGTCTACAACAACCATAAAACCACCACCGGCACCAAGACTCCTGCCCAGAAGCCTGCTGCTGTGACTCCCGCTGTCGCTCCTGCCGAGAAGAAGTCTCAGCCCGTCTACACCTTCACCGTACGCCATCATGACGCCACCTGCACCACGCAGGGCTATGATGAGCATATCTGCAACGAGTGGGGCGGTATGAACTACAACGACAACTATGTTGCCGCCAAGGGTCATAGCTGGGATAACGGCACCGTGACGAAAGCTGCCACCTACACTGAGACCGGCATCAAGACCTTCAAGTGCAAGGATTGCGGTGAGACCCGTACTGAGGAGATTCCTTCTCTGGACAAGACCTACCACATCCTGCAGGTCGTTGCTCCCACCTGCACTTCCGAGGGCTATACCATCTATGAGTGCAATGAGGTTCCGGGTCTTACTTACAAGGGCGATTTCACCGACAAGACCCCGCACACCTATGATGAGGGTGTTGTGACCAAGGAAGCGACCATCTACGAGAAGGGCGTCAAGACCTTTACCTGCTCTGCTTGCGGTGATACCTATACCGAGGATATCCCGATGGTGGAGAAGACTTGGCACAAGGGTGATACGGTTGCTCCCACCTGCACTGAGCAGGGCTACACCGTCTACATCTGCGACCAGGACGCCACGCTGACCGAGAACCGCGATTTCGTGGACGCTCTGGACCATGATTGGGGCGAGGGTGTCGTCACCAAGGCTGCTACCTGCACTGAGGATGGCGTCAAGACCTTTACCTGCTCTCGTGACGGCGCGACCAAGACTGAGGTCATCCCGGCTGTGGGTCACAAGTGGGATGATGGTACTGTCACCACGCCCGCTACCTGTGAGGCTTCCGGCGTGAAGACCTACAAGTGCCTGAACGATGGCTGCACCGAGACTAAGACCGAGGGGATTGCCGCGCTGGGTCATAACTACGATGACGGCGTTGTCACCAAGGCTGCTACCTGCACCGAGGATGGCGTCAAGACCTTCACTTGCCAGAACGACAAGAGCCATACCTACACCGAGGTCATCCCCGCAATCGGTCACGATTACGATGACGGCGTTGTGACCACCGAGCCTACCTACACCGAGAACGGCGTCAAGACCTTCACCTGCCACAACTGCGGTGATACTTACACCGAGAGCATTCCGGCTCTGGGCTACACCTACAACGAGACCGTGGTCGCTCCTACCTGCACTGAGGACGGCTATACCATGCACGAGTGCGTGGAAGATGCTACCAAGTCCTTCAAGGACAACATCGTCCCCGCGCTGGGTCACGAGTACAAGGAAGTCACTACTCCCGCCACCTGCAAGGACGCTGGCAGTGTAGACAAGGTCTGTGAGCGCTGCAACGATAAGCAGCATGTCCGCGATATCCCCGTCAATGAGGAGCATCAGTGGGACGAGGGTGTTATCACCAAGGAGCCTACTGCCACCGAGCCGGGCATCAAGACCTATACCTGCTCCGTCTGCAACAAGACCAAGACCGAGAGCATTGCCAAGGTCCATGTCCACGAGTACACGGGTCTTGGTGAAATCGTCAAGGAACCCTCTTGTGAGACTGAGGGTGAGCGTTGGATGTACTGCACCAATGATGGCTGCGACAGCAAAATTCTCGCTCCTATGCCTGCTATCGGGAGCCACGACTGGGACTTCGAGCACACCGAATGCCTGAAAAAGGCTACCTGCACCGAGCCGGGCACTATGCTGATGCACTGCAAGCGCGATGCTTCCCATACCATGACCTACTCCTACGGTGGTACTGGTCATATCTGGGATGAGGGTGTCATCACTACCCAGCCCACTCATGACGAGTACGGCGTCAAGACCCTGCATTGCAAGAACTGCGATGCGACCATGACCGAAAAGGTCCTGCCTACCAAGTACACCTTCACCGTTACCGTTGTCCCGCCGACTTGCACCGAGGACGGCTACACGATGCACAAGTGCAACGAAGATGACAGCTTTTCTTACAAGGACAACATTGTACACTCCACCGGTCACCATGCCGAGATGCGTGTCATTGAGCCTACCTGCAAGGAAGAGGGTCGCACCGAAATCTACTGCACCGTCTGCGGTGAAGTGAGCACCGTTCTCTCTACCACGCCCAAGAAAGACCATACTTGGGATAACGGTGTCGTTACCACCGAGCCTACCACTGAGCATGAGGGTGTCAAGACCTACACTTGTACTGGCTGCGGCGAGACCAAGACTGAGTCCATCGCTCGTCTGCCCGCAAGTGCCAAGGTGGCTGCAAACCCTATCGTAGCCGGGGCTGAGCCTGTTGTCGAGGTTCCGGCGCAGGAAATGAGCGCCGAGAGCATCAACGCCGAGACCTATGTCGCAGAGACTCCGGTTGAGTCTGCTGTGCCTGCTGAAACTCCTGCCGAGCCCGTTCCTGTTGAGTCTGCTGAGACTGAGAAGTCTGCCGAGACTTCCGAGGACAGCACCGACACCAAGCGGGAAGATGCCGACATGCCTAAGGAGACCGAAGCTGAGGTCGTAATCGTTGAGGGCGCTGCGGAGTAAATCTCCAGTTTCCAACACTACAACATAGGTCCGCAAAGACCTGAATCTATCGAGGCTTGCCGGGAAACTGGCAAGCCTTTTTCATTGCCCGGCAGACCCGCACGGTGCTGCTTACGAACCAAAGAAAGGTGATACGAATGATTGATTATATTGAGAAAGCAAAGGCGGTCGCCATGATGGCGCACAAGGGTCAGACCGACAAGGCAGGGGAAGACTACTTCACGGCGCATGTGACCGTTGTCGCAGACGGCGTTGAGCCTGACCCGCTGGTGAAAGCTGCCGCCTACCTGCACGACACGGTGGAGGATACCGGCACCACGATAGATACCATCAGAGCGGAATTTCCTCAGGAAGTGGCTGAGGCGGTCTCTGTACTGACTCGGGGAAAAGATATGACCTACGCAGAGTATATCTGGCGTGTTAAGCAAAACGACATTGCCGTCAAGGTAAAACGCGCAGACCTCGTCAGCAATATGGACCTTAACCGAATCCCGTATCCTCTCACAAGCAAAGACCTTGCTCGAGAAGCCAAGTATCTCCGTGCCTACAAGATGCTTGATGGCAGAAAGACAGTCTCTGCCGTAAACCCCTATGCTCTGTATGACTATCTCATTACCTGCGGATGGGAGAATGACCCTACTAAGAATTCAGCATCCGAATCTCCCGTTCTGAAAGCGCCTTCCGGCTCCTACAAGGTGCTGGTTCCCCTTGATATGCAACGTACTGACTACGAGCAGTGCCTCAGAGACGCTCTGGAAACGCTTTGCTTCTTTGAGGCGGCACCGATGTGCGATATCCTCGGAACGCTCTTATACTGGACGCCAGCACCCGCAGAGAGCAAGTCCTGAGTCGAGAAAACGCCATTTTAGAAACTTGCAAAGACTTGCGTTTGTGTTGCTGTTGTTTTTGGCTGCTTTCTGAAAGTGCAGTTTCAGCACTGATTCGCACCAGACGAACACTACAAGCAAACGAACAAAATGCAACTCGCTCAGATGTTAATTGTTTGTGAATCATGCTTGTACTCGCTACAAATCCGCGTCAAAATATGGTATAATGCAAGCATAAAACAGCGATAGATTGTAATATTCTTTGCAAAACCAAACCTCGCAGATGTCGTCTGCTTTCGCGGGCGACATCTATGCTCCAGTGGCGGAATTGGCATACGCGGCAGATTCAAACTCTGTTTTCTCCGGGTTCGACTCCCGGCTGGAGTACCAAAAACTTAGAAGCTTTTTCAGGGGTGATTTCGTGAACACTATAAGCGCCGTGACCATCGGAAAACTTATCGCCGCGCATCGTGAAGGCAACGAAGAAAAGTTCCGCGCCTATGTCGAATTTATTGCCAAAGCCTACGAGGAGCAGGGAAACGACCGCGCCGCCAACATCATCCGCAGTAACTATACGGGTGATTATGGCAAGCAGGGGAAAGTCGTTCTGGATGAAGCAACAGAACAGACTACATACTACGAGACAGGCTGGTACGAACCCGAAATCTTAGGCTCTGGTGGTTCCTATCGCGGAATTACAAAGACAAGCTCAGAGGAAGAAGCTCTGCAACAGCTACAAAAGCACACGGTGAACTATGCACAACGTATCACTGTATATAAGAAAGACGGCAAAACCGTAAAGCGTGAAGTTGCCGAATACGACCAGTGGGAAAAGAAGTGGAGGACAGCCTGATGAAGTGGAATGTATTTTCTCTCGAAGCCGTTAAAACAGCATTGGAACCCAAGTTTGTGCTGGAGAAGGTCCGTTATGTGACAGACGACAAAGAGTACGGCGAGGGCGAGTCTACGCGCTTTGTTTTCCGCAACGTGGAAAAAATGCCGGAAATCGACCACATTGAACGGACCATCTCCACATTCATTCGGGACACCTATGTTCACTTCAAAGACAAAAACATCAAGCCGATGCGCCTTTGGCAGGATAATCTCAACGAAAGCGAAGACCATATCCGCTATTCCACAAACCATCTTGTTTCACCGCCGCTGGAACTCATTGGCGAAACATACATTTCTGACGAAAGCCACACACACAAGTGGCTGGTAACTCAAGGAGGGACTGAACTTCTTGAGAGAGCGTCCGTCACCATTGATGTTGATGTGATTTACGCCTACGACAATGTCGATAAAGTTGAGGAGAGTTCCGAAAACGGCGAGGTACATGGTGTTCTCATCAACAGTACAATGTATCTGCGCGAATCGGAAATCAAACAGGTTGCTCAGCTTATCAAAGATGAAAAGCTCCGTAACCGCGTATTGACGCTGATGCGCTCTCATCGCCGTATTGTATCGGCTCCCGAAAAAGAAAATCGCAATATTCGGGAAATCGCATCCGCACAGATGCTGGGTCAGGGGTAAAATTGTGAAACACAAAATCTCAGAAATCGGCGCTCAGATGCTCCGATACCAAGAGCAGCTTGCCCGCGAATACAAATACAAGCCTATCCCGCGCACCTTGTTCCTCGATGTGCGAGCCGAGTTTCAAAAGGCATTGCCGGAATGGTGCAATGTGTCCGGTGACACGATTTCGCTCGAAACCGCTGATGGCACAGTCATTACCAACGGGTACAACCGTATTGTGATTGGTGACTATGGTGCATTTGTTGAGTTTTCCCGCGTCCAAGCCTGTATGCGCCGCCTCAAAATCAAAGAAGGGCAAATGTATCGCGCAAAAGACCCTCGCTATGCTGAGCATGTCAAATATCTCTGGCTTACGGCAGATGATGGTTCGAATGTGAAGGTGTACGACCAGAAGCGTCCGGTAGAATATGCTGACTACATGCCGGGGATGCTGTATGTTAGTGTGTATGAGGTTTTCCCGACCAAAACCACCAAATAAGAGAGGCTCTTATGAAAAGCATGCAGCTGAGAATTGGCGACACCCTCTGGGGCGTCTGGGAACATCGGTACTACAACGAAAAGCGGCTCGTTGAACTGGAATATGTTGTATACCCTGTCAAGATTATCAGATTCTTTAAGGGAAAATATGTTGATGCGCATTGCGTCGGTGTGGATGTGGATGGTCACACCACTGTCCACTGGATTGCGGTCAAAAACATCGGTAAAACGGCGTTTTATAATGCTACCGATGCCGCAAGGTATGCCAAGGTAATGTCGGATTATTATGATAAGCACTACTCCTTTGGCGGCAAGCAAATCAAAAGAACACAGTGGGAACATTTTCTTGAGAAGGACTAGGCATGAGCAAGCACAAGAATAAAAATCGCACACCGATAGGTTCATTTCCTCGAATCCTCGCGTCTTTGGAGCAGATAAACCCAAAAAATCTCAACCATAAGTTGGTTCCGGCATGAAAAAGTAAAACAGGAGCGGATATGAGTTTACACGGAGAGCCTTTGTTTGAGGGACTGAATTTCAAAGAATTGTTTGGAAAAGAACTTGTTGTCGATAAAGTGTTTTGGAGTTATGACGGCATTTCGTTGCTCTGCGTATGCAAGGATGAGGACGAAAAATTGTATTTCTGTAACTGCACAGAAGTGCGAAGCGAAGAACGCTGGGTCCTGTATCCGGCGACGAAGCAGCAAATCGTACAAATCGTCAGCAAAAGTAAGACCCCGGCCGAAGTATTCCGGGATAGCCGTGTAGTGTATATATATACCATCGGCTTGGATACAGACCAAGGCACATTGAGGGAACTGACTGTCGATGAACTGTCAGATGCAGACAGGCTTCCGGAAGGAGCGTATGTGTGATGAGCAAACACGAACTCGGCGCAGACCGCGTTCTCCACGAAGGTGCTGGCTATCGTGATAAGTATAAGTTTAAGAGCCAGAAACCGACAGGTGGAAGCAGGGAAAATCCGTCCAACCCGAAGCAAGAGGGGACAGATGCGGTGTACATTCCCGATACTGTAAAATGGTGCGGCAAAAAGTAAACCACGGGTTGATTGACCAAAACCACAAAAGTGGTATAATGTAATCAGAACGAAACGAAAGGAGACAACCGAAGATGCTGTGCAACACTGTTAATGCTATGTCGTTTGCCGAGTATAGTTATGAATCTGAATTCGAGTCCTACGAATCCAGCTTTGTTTCTCATACTCCTCGACAAGCAAAAACAGACCATGTACAGATGCGGTACGTCTCTAAACGATAACTGCATTTTCACACGCTGCTTGTCGAGTCATTTCGGCAGGCAGCGCTTTTTTGTTGCCTGCAATATAGAAAGGCAGCAAGAAAATGAACGTTCCAACCATCGATATCCAGCAAACAGGTGCCAATATCAAGGCACTGCGAAAAGCAGCAGGCATCAAGGTCAAGGATGTGGCAGATACGCTCGGTGTATCCACACAGGCGGTCGCCAAATGGCAGGCAGGCACTGCACTTCCTACCATCGACAACCTTGTGATTCTCGCCGCGATGCTCGATACGAAAATTGATGACATCCTTGTCATCGCATAAACCCTCGCCGCAGGATTGCGGCTATATATGGCCCGTTCGACGAATTGGTTAAGTCATCTCCCTTTCACGGAGAAGGTTGGGGATTCGAATTCCCCACGGGTCCCCATCTGCTTCTGTAGCTCAGTTGGTAGAGCAGTAGGTTGAAGCCCTATGTGTCGCTGGTTCGATTCCAGCCGGGAGCACCACGAGGCTTAATGCCTCCTTATATGTGCCGGTATGCAAGCGGTCAAAGCAAACGGTCTGTAAAACCGCTCCGTTTCGGTTCGTAGGTTCAAATCCTACCCGGCACACCATACGGCCCCTTCGACAAGTTGGTCTAAGTCGCCAGCCTCTCAAGCTGGAGTCGGCAGTTCGAGTCTGCCAGGGGTCACCAACGCACCCATAAACGAGTTAGTAAAGTTTGTTAATTCAGAAAAATGGGTGCAAATCTGCAGAGGTCGCCTAACGGTATGGCAACGGATTGCTAATCCGTCGTCGGCTAACCCCCGGCTTGTGGGTTCGAATCCCGCTCTCTGCGCCATATGCTCATGTGGCAGAGTGGTCGATGGCAGCGGTCCAGAAAACCGCCGGTGAGAAATTGCCCGAAGGTTCGAATCCTTCCATGAGCGCCACTGCCTCTAAAGTCTCCGATTCCAGTCGAGGATTTTAGGGGCACTTTTTGTTTGTATCTTATTTGTTACGAATCAGCGTTCATGGTTGTACCGAATACATATTTGTGGTATAATGCTAATAAAGTAACGGAGGTGCGTGATGATTTTCGAAATGACCGAAAAGCAGTATCAGCTGTTTTTGCATGTTATGCAGGTAATGCAGACATTCTACAGCAACAACTTTTCTTCCATCTGCAAAGAGGTAGGTGACGCCTACGGTGTGCATGATGCCGATATTGAAAAGGCGCATACAATGTTCACGGATTTCAAGGTCACCGCTCCCGTACCTTCCATGCAAAACGCAGCGAAGGAGATTTATCATACTGCGCTCTCGGCAACGGATATCGCGGTAGGGAACAAGGAAAACCCGTATACTAAGCGCATCGACATGAACGAAAGTGCTTGGGTAAAAGCTACTTCCATCCTCGATGCGTATTCCAGAATCCTTATGGGACAGTTCAGCATCATCTATGAAGTTCTCGATATAGCTGATACCGATAATAAACCGCAGCTGCAGGCGTATCATGACGCTCGTTGGGGCGGCGTTGGTATAGCAGAAGCCCGTGACCTTCTGATTCCGCAGCTGAGAAAACTCAGGGTTGGCTGGAATGGTAATTTCGGTATCTCAAACGCAGGGCTTGCCTACAACAGCAAACTCGCCTATGAGATGCTCAAAGCGATTCTTTATGTGTGCGGACAGGGGGATAGCACGGTTCTGAAGGTAACGGACGAGCCGTTGATGTTTGCGCCCGGGAAATCGAATATCCGAGCGTTGTAAAGTGTTTTTGAAAAGGAGATTCTCATGAAAGCGAACTACAAGGTCGTAAACAACCGTCAGGCACAGCTGAAAAAGGTCATTCAGGATTTTGAGCCTACGGGTGCTTGTGCGTTCCTCATGTTCCGCTACTATGTCATGCGGATAATGGCCGAGTCGGAAGCTGCCGGTGGGCTGGATAAGACGCTCAGTGACTCCGCCGAGTTTCGAATCAGTGACAGCGTCAACGAATTTTTCGATGACGCGAAAGGAGAAGCCGTTTCGAAATACATGGACCAGGACGAAAAATCAATGGATGTCATCATTTCTTTCGACGGCACGCCGAAAGAATTCGCCAAAGAATTCGAAGCGCTCGTTCTTGTGGAAATGGTTAGCAACTTTGAGCACGCATTCCTCGATTTTTCGGATGTCACTGGTATCAGCCGTGGGCACTTCGAGTTGGCTGTCGCAAAATTTATGTCCGAATACGAACAGACAGAAGGAAAGGTCAACAGCTTTTGTGACTACGAATATGAGGAGTGATGAGTTGTGACGGTTCTCGAAAATGCACTTGTGGTAAATGACGGCAAAGCGGTCGTCATTTCGATTAAGCGTGAATGGCTCTCTAAAATCATAGCAGGTGAAAAGACTCTCGAAGTCCGCAAATCCCGCCCTTGGGAAATCTCGTTTCCGTTCGCAGTATTCTGCTATGAGACGAAGGCAAACGGCGGTGCAGGGGAAATCATCGGGGCCTTTACCTGCGAGGACATCGACCAGCTGAACTGCCTGACAGGATTGTCTCCTTACTATGCAGACGGCGAAAAGCTGTCCGGTATGGCGGATAAGTTTATTCGGGAAAGCTGTATCGATATAGCCGCGCTGTTCGAGTATGGCAACAAAACCGGCATGCTGTATGGCTGGAACATCTCAAATGTTCGCAAACTTTCTCTATCCCTGCATCAGCTGCACCTGAAACGCGCTCCGCAATCGTGGCAGTACATCAACCTGAACGCAGACGATATCGAAAGCGTAGCTGCCGCCAGCGAGTGAGCAGGAAGCGTAGCTGCGAAGAAATTGGCGAAGGCGAAAGCGTAGCTGCATCTTAAAATCCCCCTTGCACAGTTGTGCGAATCGAATAGAATAGTAAGTGCATGATAGATACCATCTTCTGATTCCCCATACCGGTAGATTCACAATCTGTTATGTGCTTAGAGCAGACTCTCGAAATGAGGGTCTGCTTTTTTGTTTCCATTTTCAGAAAAGGAGGTAAACCTTGAATACCAGAACATTTACGCAATTTGCAAAGGCAGCCGAAAACTGCCGCTACAAGAACGATTTTCAGTTTGATTTGGTGCAGTGCGAGAAAGCGTATCAAATGGGCGGCGAGATGCGGATTGAAGCCGAATGCTGGCTGAATCTCTTTGAGAGCCTTGGTGAAGACGACATCAAATCCTATGTCAAGTCGGTCTATAGACCAGGAGACCTTGACCCGTTTCGCAAGAAACTGCCGAAGGAGTAAGTCCCATAATGCAGATACTATTTCATCTCATGGCGAATACCGGATGCTTGCCGGACAAGGTCGTTCCGCAAATCCCTACGAATCGGATGAAGGGTGAGGACCAGGAAACACCGAGAATCTGTACCGGACACACACTCGATGACTGCCTGACCGGCATCGGTATCCCGCATTTCATATCGAGTTTCCTGCTATCGGAAATTCGGCAGGGAAGAAGCGCGAAACACGCCGCCGAGACGATGCTCCTGCCGTTCGTCGGAAGAGTGTATTGTGTCGAGGATAACAACCCAGCACTGATACTGGACGATAAGACAAAGTATTTCGTGGCGGATTCCGTTGTCACGCACGAATGCTGGCTGACGGAGTACATCGACCCCATCAGAGCGGAAAAGCTATGGCTCGTGGACGGAGAAGTTCAGTTCATACCGTTTTCGCATAACGGCAAACAGTACGAATACCCTGTCGTTCTCGATTCTCAGTGGTCTTCGATTCCGATGCAGCCCGCTCCTGAATTCCGAAAATGCCTTCTTGACATCACCAAGAAATGGCTTGAGGAAGAATAAGATACGAGAAATGTGCCGTGAATAACAACACTGAAATGCAAAAAATCGCACACAAAACCATGGCGGAGTCTTTTTCGGAAGACTTCGCCTTTTTTTGTTTTTCTCTTGCGTATCCTTGCGAACGGCATAGAATTGGTATTGTACGATAGATAACATTCTACACAGCCGAATCTTTCGGGCGTACATCATTCACAATTCTGTTTTCAAATTAGGCAGACTTACCATTCGTGGTAGGTCTGCTTTTTTTGTTTTCAGAAATCCGTATCCATCTTTTTGAACGCGACTGCAAGGAGGTCCGCTATGTTTAATCGCAATCCCAAGAAAAACACCCGCTTCGCCATCTATGCCGGTAACCCAGGTTTTTCCGGCATGGTTATCTGCTCCGATTTTATCGGGTATGTCAAAGCCCCGTCGCTCAGCGATGCCTATGATGCAGCGTATCGGTATCTTGCCAACAGCGGATATACCGCCATCGTAGTCCGTGAAGCATGAAGTTTTTCCGACAACCGAACATCAATCACACCCCGCCGAGCAGCTATTGTCGGCGGGAACTTTTATTCAAAGGAGTAATCACAATGAACGACAAACTTAAATTCTATGCCGGGACCACTGCTTTTATGCTCAGCGTCATCACCATCATAGGTTGCTTAGCCTGCTTTTTCTCGACGCCTGCGTATGCCGCGCCGGTAAAGCCAGCTGATGATTCTGATATCGAGTATGTCACGCCGTTGGAGGTCCATTTTCGGGAACTCAACGCTCAGCCGCCTTTCGCGCCGGTACTTTCTGTACCTGAGCAGGAGGTGGCCGAGACAGAGCCCGAATCCGAGCCTTCTGTCGAGACGGCAGAGACTGCTCAGGAACCGGCAGAAGAACCTGTGACTGACACGGTTCCTCAGAACCTTTCTGACAATGAGTACGTCATCTATACAGCGTTGCGGGATGCAGGTCTCTCTAAGGCCGGCACTGCAGCTGTGATGGGGTGTATGGCAATGGAGAGCGGGCTTCGCGTTACTGCCGAGAATCCGAACGATGGAGGCTATGGGCTTCTGCAATGGACGCACGGTCGCAAGACGAATCTCTTGAACTGGTGCTATGCATCGGGTCTGGATGCAAGTTCCGTGTCCGGTCAGGTCCAATTCTTTGTCCATGAGCTCAATGCCACCTACAGTCAGGCAGCGGGGTACTCGTATCCGGTATACGAGACACTCACCACGAGCGACAGTGTAGAAGATTGTCTTGCGATGTTCTTCTCGCACATGGAAGCCGGTGTGAATGTTCCTATCTCGTCCAGCAAGGTCTATTGCGGGAATCTGACGACCTTACAACTCTACAACAAGCGGCTGAACGCTGCTTACAAGTATTTCTAAAAAATGAGGCGATTTACTATGACAAACACTGCGTATAAGACTCGAAAACTACTGTCTATGCTCTCCAGCGCTGAGAAGGAGAACGACGGTCTGATGCTGACGCATAACCTGCAAAACATGCAGCGCAACGGCAAGCAGACGGGTTGTTACGGACACATCATGAATATCCTGAACGGAAAATGCGTGTATGTGACCACAGAACGGTCCTGCTATCAGCCGATTGCCGACAAGAATATGGTTCGCTATGCCGCCGATATGAAGGATTACTCCTCTGTATCGCTCGGTGCCAAGGGCCGCAACCAGTTCGTTACCAATGATGAGTTGGTCGGAAAAATCGTTGACATGCTTCGCTAACCGGAGCAAGAAAAGGAGTATCGCCATGAACAGAATCATCTATACCATCTTCAAAACCTTAGCCGCCCTGTTTGTTCTCTTCATCATCCTGAGCATCAGTGCTTTGGCACAGTCCTTCACGCTGCACAATATTGCGCTGCTCGTGTTCAGTGTCATCTGCCTGAACAAATGCTGCGGCATCCTGTTAAACTAAGGAGAAAAAATCATGAAGAATAAATACAAAGTTGTTGCCTTGGTTCCTTTGGAGTTCTCTGTTGAGGGAAACTCCGATTCCAAAGAGGCAATCGAATCCGTCAAAAACATTTTCAAAGCGTGTCGGGATGATAACGACTACGCGGACATCGTTTTTGATGGTATCGAAGAGTCACTTCGTCACGACAGTATCGAGTACAAAGTTGAAGCCGCCCAGCCTGAACCTGAGGTGAAGGCAAATTCCGATATCCGTTCTGTTGCCTCCGATATCTGCGACGTCTTCGAAAACTATCTCGATGAAAACGGTGTCTGTATTGTGTGTGACGATGCAGACGAGGAACAAGACCGAAAAGCAAACGAAAGCGGCGCAATGTTGTATGGCATGGAATATTGGCATCTTGTCGAAGATGTCGAGTTCCGTGTGAAGCATATAAATGCACAATACAAGCTGTTCACCGTCTTTGATATTATGGAGGCATTTGATAAACTTCTCATTTCCAAAAAGCTTGGTGACTTTGTACCGAGCGGCGAAAATCGTTACCGTTTGTATGAAAAAATCCTGAGCTGTCTGCGTTCTGTCAGGGAGGAATTGTAATGAGTACGAAAGGTTGGAACAGTCTGAAACCCATCACAGCCCCTGACCAGATGCCCGCACCCATCCACTGGAATCCAATGAGTGATGACTGGAAACAATGGATGGACAGCCATCAGGTATATAACGGCGAATCGAGATTCTCCAAAGAGATGCTCGATGCCATGAAAGCACTGCATGACAAGATTCTCAGCTTCGGCGGAGACGAGGTCTGTATGACTGCCTACGACGAAGACGCCGTAAAAACACTCAGTCGGGGGCAGTTCTTCTATGGCAGCAGCTATATGCGCAAAGGTCAGCCCAGTCAATGTCACGCGAATTCCGCTTATCTTTGGGATGCAAACCGTGGTCACTGCTCTATTGCGACCGGGTACGCTCTTTCTGAGGACGGGCTTTGGCGTTGTCATTCCTGGGTCGTACAGCCCCGGAGTCGCACGATGCGCGTCTGGGAAACGACCGTTAAGCGTGTGGCGTATTTCGGATTCGTGATGAACGATACCGAATGCCAGGAGTTTTTGGACAACAACACCTGACTACAGAGGGGTCATTTGCGTGAACGAATCTAACAATATCCAGAAGTTATCTGAATACGGCATGATTGCTCCGGACGGAACATGGTATCCCTGTGAGTTCGGAGAACATGCGGCTCTTGCGGGGCGCATCATCATGCAAAACAGAGTACGCCTGAACCTCTCTGATAAAGAAGTCTTAGACATGGCCTATGATTGGAGCGGGAAGGGTCTTGATTACCTGTACCGGCGCGGCTGGATTGCGGTTCGTAATCCGTCTTTGGGTAAGACATTCCTCGATATGGACGCCACCAAAACCGCAACTCAGGCACAGGTGAACACCGTTTTCGATTACATCCACAAATATGAACGCTATGACATGGATATTTCCAAGCTCACAGCGTTCTAAAAGGAGAATTGAAATGAATAATACTATGATTCCGATTTTACCGGAACTGAAATCTGCGATGAAGCAGGTCACAAAACAATATCAGTCGGACTTTGACCTCGACACAAAGGTCATTCAGAAAGCCGCAAAGGAAGCGAAAGCCGACGGTAAACCTCAGACATTTCTGTGGTTTTGCCGGGAAAGCGGGACCTACATTGCGCGGGAATCTAACGCGTATTTGAAGGAATCGCCGATGTACATCTCCTACCACTACTATGCGGACCAGCAGAGACGGGAAGCAAAAGGCATCAAGGCGTATGTCGTCACCGTTACGGGACTTGATGGCAGAAAACCCTTGGGGTTCGCAACGCCCATCGACTATTTCAAGGAATGCGAGCGGCAGAAACGGTATGCCGTTCCTGCAAATCGGATTGCTTTGCATTTTGAGAAGGAGACGGTCGTTACGGAAAGACCCAAAACTATCCCGCGCCATCACAGCGAGTACGGAGAACTCAAATCCGTCACCTATCTGCCGGATGATGCTGCTGCGCTCGACTATGCGCTTTCCATGGTGCATCAGAGCCGCGAGAAGTCCAGCCGAAAGGTAGGTGCCTGAATATGGGTAAGATTATCGAGTTGTCCCATGACGATGTTCAGAACGAACTTGCCTATGCTCTTATCTGCGAGACTATGGAGGGTGCATACTGGAATTCCGGGCGCAGACGCCGCATGTTCAGCAAAGCCTTTACGCGCAGTGAACAGCAGCGCATCTCGAACATCAAGGCTAAGGCACATAAGTGGTATCTCGTTACAGGCGTGCCGGAAAAGGTACGCATGAGTTATCGTAACTACTTGCTGTGGCAACGCCTTGCGAACTTCTGTGCAGCTATCTGAGTATCAGCAATGCCAATACAATGGGCTTTCCTTTTGGGAAGGCCCATTTTTACTTGCATGTTTGTGCGAACCGAATAGAATGGAAGTGTACGATAGATAACATTCCACTTAGCAGCATTTGCCACCGTACAATTCACAATCTGTAAACAACAAGCAGACCCACCATTTTGGCGGGCCTGCTTTTTTTACTTGGAAAGGAGAAATTGCCTACGACAAACACATTAACTGTAGATTTTAGCTATGTTGCCGAATTGGACAACGGTTCCAACCTGAGCATGGTATACGGCGAGGATATCGTCGAGAAAATTTGAGGTGAAAAAATATGATGTATCTGAAACAGTTCCCGGATATCTGCCGGGAAATGGGGTTTGATGTCGAAGAAAAAGCAAAAATCATAACCTTGCGCATTACCGACATCAATTACTCCATCGACATCAACAAGAAACTCTTTTTGGAGGACCTTGAGTTGATGCTTGATTCGTACAGTGAAGAGTGTGAAGCAATCGCCATTTCTGAGGCTGATGACACCGGTATGTTCCAGACAGAAGTGGACGCCTGCCATCAGCACGCCGAATATCTCAAGGCTGTTCTTGAAAAGCTGCTGGATAAGCTGAGAAAGGAAGTCGAAAAGGCGCGTCTTTACTCCGCGTCCCGCTACAATTTTCTGATTGTCATGAAGCAGATTGATACTTCCTGCTATAAGGCGTATGCACCTGCAAAATCCAATGATGGGTTCATGGTTCAGGAATATATCATCGATTTGGATGACATTGGAAAAAGCGATGAGAAGAAAATTCGCGCTCAGTTCGATGAACTTTTCCAGAGGACGAACACTGCTGACAGCTACCGTCTTTTGGCAGAGCTTTCCATCGAGATTGGATACTTTGCCCCGGTCTGCGGAATTTTTTTCAAAACGATGGGCGATGCTGTGTCGTACATCAAGACGAAAACCGACGTTGACATGACAATCGTGCAGTCTGATAAGACAAATCTCGAAATGATTCGGACATTGGATAAGTTTCACTTGGCAATGCTGCTGAATCATATCTGCGCGGACAGCAAAAATTGCCCCTCCTCCACCACAGGCTGGTGTGAATGGTTGGGCAATAACTGGAATTCTATGACTTGAACCATTTTTTAGAAAATCGAAAAACAGGAGATAAAACTATGGCACGGAAAGAAATCAAAATTTTCATGGATTCCAAGGAAGTATCTAACTTCCTGAAAGTCATTGACTGGTCCTGGCTGTTCACCTTTCTCAGTGAACGCTACAACGTCTCGCTGAGCCCCCGCAAAGAACTGAAAGAACTGCACGATGGTGCAGCAATCATCAAAGTCGAATGGCCTGATGAATTGATTGAAAGGTGCGGGATGATGGCTGATGTATTTTCGTCGGTCAAGCTTGCTACGTTTGATTCGTGTTTCAAGCAAGTCGTGGAATACGATGAAGATAAATTCAATGAAGAACGGGAAGCATGGTTTTCCCATCCGACAAAGATATTCAGCTATTTGGATTGTGATGGCACCGTCAAGGAACGCACTCTTGCGCTGAACATTTCCCTTCGTTACACGCTGTATGACGGAGGCTATAATTTCGCAACACTGCTCTATGCGGTTTATTCCGACGTGAACGGCTGGACTGTACAGATGGAAAAAGAGTAATACGAAGAATGTGCTCTGGAAAAATCCGAAATTCAAGGGCTTAACGAAGTAAGTATTTGGGAGGAAAAATATCATGGCAAACAATATCAACCGCGAGGGATTCAAAACGTTCCTCGAGTTCGGCGCTCCTTCGTTCGAAGGAAATATCATTCTTGATTCCGGTGAGCTGTCCGAGTATTACTACCGTTTTATGCGCATACCGCTCGCCTATGGTGAGCACAAGGTAGATGTTCTGTACGGGCAGCGGTTTTATGGAACCTTGGAAAATAAACCCGTAACATTCAACCAGGAGATACGCTTCCTTTGCCTCGTTGTCGATAATGCCAAAACCGTCAATGAAACACAGGACTTCAAAACGATTTTCTGCCGTTCTTCTTTTACCTCGGATTCTGTCATAGAGGAAATGGCACAGAAGCTGTTCGATATGTTCCGAGAGAATGTGACGGAAGAAGACAAGAAGAAAATTCTCAAGGGCAGTTATTACGACAAGATAGCACGACAGAACGCTTTCTGTCGCATAATAAAGGGGTATAAGAATTATCGCAGCCCTATTGACAGCATTGTCGATGAGATTGGAAAAGGGTCTTGCTTTGGCCTGACATCCACAAATGCCGATGAACTGGTAGTGGATTATCTTGCTAATCCCACCGGCTGGGCTGAACGGACGATGAAGAGAATCATGAAAGCGAACCTTAAGTATTCCGGGCTCCAGTTCTGGATTACATTGGCCGTGACGGAGGAGTTGACGGAAGAGTACGTGAAAAAGTACAGCAATCCCGATACTCCTGAAGGGAAATTCAAATCCTTAACAGACAGCATCAAGAACTATAAGAACGTCCACCTTGGCTTGGACGTCAACGGAGAAATCGACTCTGTCAAGTACCCCGTCGACAGAATTTTCAATCTGGATGCCATGTATGATGGATATCTCGATACATGGAACATTGCTCCGCGTAGTGAAGAGGAACGCATTGAGGAATTTTTAGAGGAAAACGATGCTCTTCTTAAAAACCAGGATAAGATTCCGTTCAAGTACATTTCGGATATCCATTACGGAAAGAAAACTGTCTGGAAGAATCCAGATTTCGAAAACTAACAACTAATAAAGCCGCCCACAACATAATTTGGTGGGCGGCTTTTTTTAGAAATCTACGCTACAATAATAATCCTGTCAAGAATTATTCCGCAAAGAATTATTATACCGGTTACAACGACTTATTTTATAAAGGAAATGCACTACACAAACGTATAAACAACTACTAATCACGGGATAAGGAGTGAGTGGACTGTTCTCCACATCTAAAATAACACTCTTCGCCACTCGTCTTCGAATGAGCAACATTTTTTACTTGCCAAAATATGCGAACTAAGTAGAATGGGTATTGTACGATAGATACCATTCCAAATCAAAAAGGCTTTCTGCCTTTCGTACATTCACAATTTCGCTTAAAGGGCGGACTTCTCGATTCTGAGAGGTCCGCTCTTTTCGCATCCAAAACACTTAAAGGAGTTTGTATCATGAACAAAACTGTACCAACTATCGAAATGAACCCCATCGATGACATCCAGCATCTGCTCGAGGAATCCGGCTGCTATGAATCGGAAATCGAAATGATGAAAACTGCTGGCACCTACGATGCGTTTGTCCGCAAGGTCCACGATGCCATCGACTGGGGTTACCTTTGCACACAGATGACTGAACTGGAGAACAACACGATTGCCGCCGCCATCGACAAAGTCCATGGCATGACTACCAAGACGGAGGATGATGCGTGATGTTTAAGAATCTGGTGCGTTCGGAAAAATACCTCATTACAGCTGTGCTTTACCTGCCTAAAAACATGGACACCAAGATGGTTTCGTTCCTGTCTTCGGGCGCTGGCACCGCAATGCTCGATGACTTGGATAAGCGCGGATACCGTGTTTTCTGTGTTTCGCTCAATTTCGAGCTAAACGCCGAATTGACCAATACTTACAGCTGCAAGCCCGCCAATTCACTGCTCGAATTGATGAAGCGTGACCTGCGCCTTATCTCCGAGCCGCACATCTACATTGCTGGGTACTGTGACCGGAACGCATCCGAGTGGCAGATGGTCAAGAACTCGACCACAGGTCTTCCTCTCGTATCGCTGGTAGACCATCCTACCGATGCACGGACAAAGGAAGCATTCCTCTATCGGCTCAATGAGAACGGAGAAGCCTGCATGGTGTTCGATTCCGCTTACTTTGGCTCCGAGCACACGCCGATTGGTAGCTACCAACTCACCGAAAAGGAAATCCGCGCCGTTCAGGCAGCGCTTCGCAGCGAGAACTATATTTACTAATCACAGAAAGAAGTATGTAACCATGAATCTTATCATTAACACGGTCGGCGGTCAGCTTCTGACTCTCACCCCGGAAATGCTTCAGGAAAAGCTCGGCCTCAAATCAGACATTCTTTCGCTCGGTATTGAGGTATCTGACGGCAATACCGCAATTACCGCTCAATCCTATACCAAATGGGAGTGCGCAGGCAATACAATTTGCCCTCTCATTGATGTGAATGTGAAGAATGGCGGCAAGGAAATGCAGGCAGCAATGTTCCAGCTTCCGACGCCCGAAATCCCCGCTCCGTTCTGCCGTCTGTATGACGAGCAGGGCAGCGATGAGGAAGACTGGTTCGCAGCCGCAAGCTTCTCGCCCCGTTCTGACAATGATGACAGCAAGCATCCTGTGTTTGTGGACGACGGTTTCGGAAAGCCTGTCCCGGCATCCGATGTCATCCAGAACCGTGACGGAGAGTTTTCTTCACGGTGCTCGACCAGCAAGGAACTGTTTGACTTCAATGTCAAGGTTGCACAAAATCGCTGAGTTCGCTTTTAGTACAGCAAATCTATGTATGACAGGGAGTTGCCTTCGGGCAGCTCCTTTTTTTGTACCTTTTTCGTTGCACATTCTTGCGAACCGCATAGACTGGTATTTAGGGAGGTGTTTTCATCCTTGAAAATCAAAAGAGAAATGCCCGTTTCAGTATCACCTACACTCAAATCCGCGTTTTCACTCGGGACAATCGTTAAGGTTCGGCAGGACGCCGACCAGAAATATATAATTATCGGTTATGCAACCGACATCGTGCCCTACGCCTATTATGCTGCGCCATGGCCGCAAGGATTCATTAACGGTGACAGCGTTTTCCTCATCGAGCCGAACGAGATTTCCGGTATCGTTGCAGCTGGGACGCAGAACACCGAATCCGTCCTGTTCCTAGAGGCGCTGGATGAGGTCATGCAAAAGGAGACAATCTATGACAGTTAAAGAACTGAAAATGATGCTCAACGATATGCCGGACGACGCTATTCTGTTGACCCGGAGTGCTTTGGACGCATCGGAATTCGAACAAGCCACGGCGCGGGAGATGACTGTTGTGAGTGTTCGTGGACGCATCATGCTCCCGCGTTGGGCTTATGCGTGTGACCTTACGCCGGACGGACCAGCAAAGACAGCTGTATTGTTTGACTGAGAAAGAAGGTGAAAAAATGCGTCCCATCAACCAAACACCTCAAAGCGCCGATGGTGCCTACGAACGCGAGACCATCATCAATTTCTGCGATGCAGAGAAAACCTGCTCGTACTATACGCGAAATTATTCGCGGGTGAACGAGTTACGCAAACTCGCGGCAGAGCATCCCGATGAGGTAAAGCTGACCATCGATAAGGAAGATTGCGTAGAAGCGGAATTTCCGAAAAAGTGGGTGAAAATTCGCCCTCCCATGTTTATCTCGGAAGAACGCCGCGCAATCCTGGTCGAAAGTGGCAAGAAACTCGCAGCACTGTCGAAAGAAAAAGCGGCACGCAAAGCCGTGCAGGAAAAGGAATAAGGCCGATTGGCTTTATAATATAATTTTTTTTTAGGAGGAATCATTATGTCCTACGGTTCAGAGGCGGCGGCCCTCAACGCACTTCTCAGCATCTTTGCTGGATTTTGGCTCATCATCCTGGCATTCTTCGTTCTCAACATTGTGGCTGGCTGGAAAATTTTCGAGAAGGCCGGTCAACCCGGATGGGCGTCTATCGTCCCGTTTTATAACAGCTACATCCGGTACAAAATCTTCTGGGGCAACGGCTGGCTGTTCTTCGTCCCCATCGTCTGCACTGTGCTCGGCGGCATCCCGCTGCTCGGCACGCTGCTGGTCATCGTCGGCGTCATCATCAACATCGTGACTCTGTACAAGCAGAGTGTCGCGTTTGGGCAGGGGATTGGCTTCACCATTGGCCTGTTCTTCCTGAACCCCATCTTCAACATGATTCTGGCGTTCGGTCAGTATCGGTACTTCGGTATCCCGCAGGATGGCTATTCTTATGACCAGATGAAGCAGAAGTACGATGTCTACAAAGCTGCTCATCCGGCTCAGTATCAGCAGCCGACTCAGGAACAAACCCAAAATCCTAACATGACTTATCAGGCACCTGCGCAGCCTCAGCATCCTACCGCGCCTGTTCAGCCTCAGCAGCCCGCTGCACCGCAGCAGCCGACCGATAACCAGGCTCAGTAAAATCAGATAATTGCGGCTATAGCGGACTTTCCGAAGCGGGAGGTCCGCTTTTTTACGGTCATTTTCCGCTATAATTTCAGCCCCTTGAACATAATTGTTGACGCGATATGCGAACCGAATAAAATAAGAATTGTACGATAGATACCATCTACTAATGCGCAATTTGCGTTCGTACAATTCATAATTTTGCTTTAAGGCGGACTTTCCGATTTTGGGAGGCCCGCCTTTTTGCGCTCAAAAAAAGGAGAACAAAAATGAAAGTAGCTTTTCTTAACTGTACCGACGAACTCAACCCGAAAGCCGGTTCCGAACTTACCTGTGTGTTTCTTGACAAGATACCGGGAACCCTCGAGTTTTGCAAAAAACTCAAATTGAAGGACCCCAACCTGTATTTCGATGCGTATGTCCACAATGGGCAGCATGTGAATGCGTCTTACGGGTATCTGAAAGCAGGCGTTCCTGCAACGGTCGAAGAATACACACCGCTGCTAAATGAACTGTACGCTGTCGGTTACGACAAAAACAGCATCGAAGTATGTCAGGATTTCAAATTCTGATGTAAAAAAACGCATAGAAAGGAAATAAAACATGGATAGTAGTTGGAAGAATCTGCAGATTCGTATGGAGGCTGCTTGGAACATGCGCACGACCCCAAAAACCAAGCGCCCTAAAACCGGTGATATCATCAGCAGCGCACATTCTCTCGATTGGAACAAAAAGAAGGTGCGGCAGCTTCAGCAAGCGTGGAACGACGAGGTAGCAAAACTGGTAGCTGACCGCAACGAAGCTGTCTCGGATGTCATGGTTGACATTCTTGCCCTTATTCAGATGGATGTAAAAAGCGCTTCCTCTGTTCTTATCAGTGAAGAGACGGCAGAAATGGTCTGGGAAAAGGCGTATGAGCGTGGTCACGCGAATGGATTTTCTGAAATCTATTACGCCATTGAGGACTACGAAGAAGTTGTCATCGAAGCTTTGAAAGGGAAAGAAAAGTAACTTTGTAAAGGAATGAGAAAAATTTATGGATTTATACGAAGTTGAAAGTAAAATCAAAGAGTTGGAAGCATCCTACAATAAAGAGGCAGACAATCTTATGCAGGAGCTCAATGCCTACAAAAAGAAGAACCCGATTCTTCCTATGTATGGAGATGACCCGAATGTCGACAAGATGATTGCGAATAAAAATCGAATCATCCGCAGTCAGTACACTCGTCGCGAAAACAAAATCCACAAACTGTGGGAAAAGTTCTACGATGATGTCACGGACATTGTCACAGCAGAATATAATCTTCCCACAGATGTAGCCAAACTCGTTGTACAACAAGTGCGTGACCGGGATATAGGGCGCAGCGAACTCGCTTCTTATCTGGACCATTATGCAATCTTTGCCGAAACGGTTCTGGACGCTGTGTTTTGACGTACTCCCACCCCTTACGCAATGGGCTTCCTTGGTGCCGATTCTGTGAACCTCTTGCGAATCTGCGCGAAGTGGCTGAAATCATAAATGTACAAATCAAATAAGAAAGGATAAAAAATACACATGTTCACCACAAAAACGTACTATGTCATTGCAAACAAAAATGGAGAATTTTTCTCTTACGACAAGATGACAGGTGGATACCCGTATTTTGGCAAATATCACGAATCGGCGGAGCATTTTCAAACAGCCGAAAAAGCAGAAGAGTTTTTGCTACATAGCAATTACACAACCAATCAGTTCCATGATACATTTGCAAAATGTTCTGTAAGAAAGGTGACGATTACAGAAACTGTTTCTGTAACTTAAAAAGCAGTGCTTTCATAGTTGCGATGGTCTTGTTACCATACAAAATATCTTTTCAAAGAAAGGAATTGCCCTGATGGAACTCGAAGAATATCTACAAGATAACAATGTAACCCTTTGGCGAAATAACCGTGCATTAGGACCTCAGCAGACGAAATCTCTTGCGGATTTTGATTACGCGGAAGGACTGGAAAATATTACGGGAAAGATGGTTTGGATTTGCGACTATCGAGCAAACGCAGACCCAACCAAAAAACCAATTCGTGGAATTGAGCCCACTCCGGTGGTGGTGACAGATGCCAAGGAAACAAATAAGACAATTTATTATTCTCCTATTTATTTCCGACCTGTAAAGAACGGTCATGTTATGTCCAAGGTGATTGCTCCAATGGATAATACAGGTTATCGGGGATATACGGGTGAATCTGTAAACATCTTCTACACGGTTGAAGACTGTGTAAAGTGTTACCGTGAACAGGTGCGACAAGCAAAGGCAATCTACCACAAGGAACTTGCTCGTATAACCAATCTCTTTAATGCAAGAATTGGGGAACTGAGCGAGTCTTTGATTTCGTTTGCAGGTTACAACGTTTCGGAAAGCACTGTAACGGTAAAGGTTCGTGCATGGACTACAACGTACCAAACTGCAGACTTTACCTTCAGCCAAGAAATGTACCCCACAGAAGAAAAAATAGACAACCTCAAAAAGCAGGCGCTTCGTCTTTTGCCGGAGAGGATTCGTCGAGAAACTGACTGGCAAGCAAAAGGACTTGTTTTAAGGAACGTAGATATTTACGTTCTCGTCGATGGAATGAACGATAAGAGCGCAGAAGAAAAAGTTGCGCTCGAACTGAAAATTTGAGATTGCCATCGAAGCTTTGAAGGGTACGAATAAGCAATAAAAATTAACGCTGAAAGGAAAATTTGAAATGCTTTCTGTTAAAGCAGGCGATTATCTCTGGATGGTCGAGTTTCGCTTTGGGGTCCCTTATCCCGAAACGATTCGCAAGATGGTGGTCACACACACGGATTCTGATACCAACCGTTTTGAATGCATCCCGACTTCCGGAACCGCAAACCGCTTATATGAGTTCGATGCCAACGGTGTTGAGTATCGAGAAGATGCCGCAGTCGGCTATGAGCAGTATTTGCTGATTTTCGAAAACAAAGATATCATCTACGATATTTGCGACGCCGTCAGATGCACAAAAGCACTATATCTGGCTGCGCAAAACGATTTTAACAAGGCTTCTCTCGAAACCCTTAACGCTGCCGCTGAGATTCTCGGCGTGAAATACGATAGGGTCAAAAGGAAGTAAGTGCAAAGCAGGTCTCATCTCATTTTGGGACCCGCTTTTCTAATGTTCGATATTGCTAATGCCGCTGAGAGTGTTGTATGATAGATACTATAGCGGCTACACTGAAAGGAACTCATTACAATGACTGAATATATCAATACCTACAATGAACTCTGCGAGAAGGTCAAGCGCTGGAGCGCAGCTTACTACGAGCAGGATGCTCCTGTCGTAACGGATGAGGAGTACGACCGTGCGATGCACGAGATTCGTGACCTCGAAGCCGCGCATCCGGAACTCGTCACCTCCGACAGCCCCACACAGGTGGTTGGCGGCAAGCGCGTTATCGGCATTCCGGTTGAACACCGTGTCCCGATGCTTTCGCTTCTGGATGTCTTCTCAGACGACGAGGTACGCGATTTTACGGCTTCCGTGGTGAAGGAATACCCTGATGCCACCTTCTCTATTGAGCGCAAAATTGACGGTCTGAGCCTGTCTCTGGTGTACGCTAAGCCTGCCGGTTCTGACGGAAAACTGCGGCTCGTACAGGCGTCCACTCGCGGCGACGGACATATCGGTGAAGATGTTACCGACAATGTCAAGGTTCTTGGCATCCCTGTCAATATCCAGATGCCGGACGGTATCTGGAAAATCGAATTGCGCGGCGAGTGCTACATGAGCGAAGAGGACTTTGAAGCAACCAACGCCAAGCAGGAAGCAGCAGGGAAGAAGCTGTTCGCCAATCCCCGTAACTGTGCTGCTGGTACGCTGCGACAGTCGGACCCGGCTATTGCAAAGGAACGGAACCTGAAAGTGTTCATCTTCAATGTGCAGAGTGTCAATGACGGGGAGGATTCCTCCGCGTTCACTAACTCTCACTGCGACCAGCTTAGTTATCTGCGAGATGTTTGTGATTTCAAGACCACCTACTACGCGCATTGCAATGATACCGACAGTATCCTCGTCGCTATCCGCGATATCGGGGAGCATCGGTATGATATCGATTATCCCATTGATGGCGCTGTCATCAAGGTAGACGAAATCGATATCCGCAAGAAGATGGGTGAGCGGACCAAAACTCCTAAGTGGGCTATTGCTTTCAAGTATCCCGCTGAGGAGAAGGCTACGGTTCTTCGCCGTATCGTGTTGCAGACGGGTCGTACCGGTCGCGTCACTCCTGTGGCGGAATTCGACCCGGTACAGTTAGCCGGAACCCGTGTTGAACGTGCTACGCTGAACAACGCGGATTTCATCAAAAATCTTGACATCCGCATCGGCGATACCATTGTGCTGCATAAGTCCGGTGATATCATCCCGAAAATCACGATGGTTGAGAAGGAAAAGCGTCCGGCAGATGCTGTGCCCTATGACATGTCCAGTCAGGTTTGCCCTGTCTGTGGCGAGCCTATCGCTTCCGTGAACGGGTCTGTTGACCTGTATTGCACGAACGATTCCTGCCCTGCCAAGACGGTCAACCGCATCATCCATTTCGCATCCAAGGCGTGCATGGACATTAAGGGGCTTGGTCCGCAAATCATTCAGGACCTGGTCGATAGTCGGTTCATCTCCAACCCCGTAGACCTGTACTGGCTTTATGAGGAAGAATCCGAACTCATCGACATGTACGGTGAAAAGACGGCTAAGAAGCTGCTCGCAGCCATCGAGAACTCCAAGACCCAGAACGCAGACCGTGTTCTTAAAGGTCTTGGCTATCGTCTTATTGGCGGTCATGTTGCTCGTGCTCTGTTTACCCAGTGCAAGGCAACGGACGGAAACCTGCTCGGTTTATCTGCCCTGTATGTGGATAACATCAAGGATTGTAACATCCCCGGTTTCTCTGATGCAATCTATGCCGCTCTGGATGCAATGCTCTCTGACCCTATGTTCAAGCAGGAGGTCACAGCCCTGTACAAGGCTGGCGTCAACCTCGATTACCATGCACCGAATGCATCCGCAAACGGTTCCGCTGAGGATGCTGTATCGCTTTCCGGTAAGACCTTTGTAATTACCGGAACCCTGCCCACGATGAGCCGCGAAGAGGCTAAGACCTTTATCGAAGCACACGGCGGTAAGGTGACCGGCAGCGTATCCAAGAAGACCAGCTATCTGGTCGCCGGTGAAGCCGCAGGCTCTAAGCTTGATAAGGCCAACGCTCTGGGGATTCCCGTTCTGGACGAAGCAGGGCTTAAAGCTATGGTAAACGGGTGAGGTGGCATCATGTACGACACTAATCGTATTGCTCGTGCTGCTGAGCCTTGCGCGTACCATGAAGCATTTGCTGAGGATATGAGACGCTGCGACAATGCGCTCGGTATGGGCGGACTCATGGGCATCAACGCCGAATGCTGGCTCGATGTACTGAACGGTATGACGGATGCTCAGATTGCTGAGTATGTCAGCACCAAGTATAAGCCTGGTATCCTGAATCCGTTCAGGGACACCTCGCTTTTCATCAAGCACTAATCTTATCAGCCGTTCCACCTCTCGGGGTGGGGCGGCTTTTTCTTTTGAAATATTGTCTTGACGGCATTTTCGAACAGCATAGAATGAGTATTGTACAATAGATACCAAACCACGACCAAACATTTATAATCTGACAAAATTCAGACAGGCACCAATCAGGTGACCTGTCTTTTTTGTTGCAAGACCGCGCAAATGCGGAGAAAGAGAGTCTGAAATGAAAGCCATTAAATCCATCATTATTTTACTTGTTGCGATTCCCGCAATGGCTGTTTATGCACTTTTCGAAGCCATCATCGCATTGGCAATCGAGATTGACTTGGTTCGTATCCACACCATGATGCGTTGCTGCCGTAAGTTTAAGACGCTGTAACAACAAGTCGCTCATTTTTATTTATCACAAGCCTCGAAAATACGAGGAGAAAGAGAGTTTACTATGAATGCCAACACCATCAATTCCAAGAATGTCATTTCCGGCGTCAACGATTTGGCTACCAAGTGTCCTAAGATTTCCGCTATGTGGAGTTTCAAGAACACATACACCCCCAGCGAAGTATCTGTAGGCAGCAACAAGAAAGCGTGGTTCGTATGCCCCAATTGTAAGCAGGAGTTTGAAGCCCGTGTTTTCCATGTCGCAAGGTCCTTGATGCGTGGTAATACCGGTTGCCCTGTTTGCGCAGGTCTTAAGGTCGTCCCTGGCATCAATGATTTGGCTACCAAGTGTCCTAAGATTTTCGCTATGTGGAGTGCAAAGAACACATACACCCACAGCGAAGCATCTGCAGGCAGTAACAAGAAAGCGTGGTTCGTATGCCCAGATTGTAAGCAGGAGTTTGAAGCTTCTATCTGCAATGTAGTTCATACCGTACAAAATGGCAGTACAGGTTGCCCTGTTTGCGCAGGTCGCAAGGTTGTTTCTGGTATCAATGATTTGGCTACCAAGTGCCCTATGGCCGCTTCCATGTGGAGTGACAAGAACGATTGCTCTCCCAGTGAAGTATCTGCAGGCAACAACAAGAAGGTATGGTTCGTATGCCCCGACTGCAAGCAGGAATTTAAGGCTTCTATTTGCAATGTCGTTAAATCCTTGATGTACTACCATACAGGTTGCCCTGTTTGCGCAGGTCGCAAGGTTGTTCCCGGAATCAATGATTTGGCTACCCAGTGTCCTAAGGTTGTTCCTATGTGGAGCGACAAGAACGATTACACTCCCAGCGAAATTTCCGCTCGTTCGGAAAGACGCACTATCTTCGTATGCCCGGATTGTAAGAAAGAGTTCGTGACAAGCGTTCGCGCCATGACGCGGGCTATTGCATCCGGTGCTACTTGCTGTCCCGACTGCAAAATGCGGATGCGTACTATCAGTGCAGCTCGCAAGGATGAGCACGATTATGCGAAATCCGTCGGCACTACGATGGCGATGAAGGATGGCAGCAAAGCCACCTGCACCGCTTATCACGGCGTTAATAACATTACCGTTGAGTTCGAAGATGGTTTTGTTTTGTATCATGCTCGCTGGAACCAGTTTGTCCGTGGCACCCTTCACCACGACGAGAAAAACATCAACAAATAACAGAAAAGCCATCTGATACACAGTTGGCTTTTTAGTTGGAAAAATCAGAAATTAGTGTTGACAGCGCTTGCGAACGGCATAGAATAATAATCGTATCAAAGATACCAGTATCATTACCTGTATAGGTAGTGCAACAATAGCCATATTCACAATCCTCTTTTCTTGAAAAGGACAGACACTCGTCATGGGTGTCTGTCCTTTTTCTTTTGGAGGTTTTTTGCGGACTATCTGTTTTTGGTCATGCGGGAACATTCCTGCATCGTAGTACACCACGATACGGTGATTATAATAGATTTCCTGCCTAAAAAGCGGGACGTACACGCTGCGTTAATGCGAAAATCGTTGTTTTGCTGCAAATACAGCAAAGCATCCTTTATACATATCCCAGCCGCGAACGCCGCGTTAGAGCATCTTTTATACATATTCCAGCCGTGGGTACAACGATAAAGTGCGTTAGCATAAAACGAATATCAATCAAAAAAGGAGAACCCTGTATGTTTAGTTTTGACAAGATAGTTTAGCGAGTGGACGCCTTTCTTAGCAGCCATAAGATGTTACGCCATCTTTTCTGGCTGCTGATAGACCGCGTGATACTCGCACTTATCGACCAAATTCCAATTCCCGCAATTATCGTGACCGTGATTGCTATAGCAGCGGTCACGATTTTTATCGCCTGTCTGCTTCCTAAAATAACAGACAAACACACAAACAAATAACAATAACCCCCTATCTTGGGGCTCTACCTGCTGTGGAGATGATTTCAAGAGCAGCACGTTGGCCCCACGATACGGGGTATACTATGAAGGCACATATTCTCAATGTTGGTATCACCAAGAACTACTTCAATGCCGTTTCCAACCAGTTCCTTCCGATGCAAAGCGCCGCTTGCGAGCCTATGGACAACATCCTATCGAACAGCACTGGTCCTGTAAACGCTCTGGTTGCGTTCGTACCGGGCTCCGAGAAGGACCTAATCGGCATGGTTACTGCCGACTGGGGCAACGGCATGGACATCGACGAGGTGAGCGAAAGCCTGCAGTTTGGCTCTCGTCACACCGATGAGGGTCCTCTGTGCATCCACGGTGTAGGTCTCAACAACTTTCTGCTGGTCGCTACCCGGAACAAGTATCCGTGGTTCATCGCCACCAAGAAGCCGGAAGAGGGTTCCTACCACCTCGTTGACGGCCCCTTCGACACCAAGATGAAGATTGTTGAGCAGCAGGATATCCCTCTTGCCGACATCGTCATGCGGGATGCCTACAAGCCTCTCGGCGCTCCCTCCACCATCATCTATGTGGAGATGGACAAGAGCACCGCGAGCACTATGCTGACCCAGAATGGCAGCTGCGCTCCGAGCAAGGTTTCCAGCCTCAATGTGCTGCGCCGTTCTATCGCGGAGCACTTCGGCGTCAAGTATCGCAACTACCTCAAGCCCGATGATTCCGGTGCCGCTCCCGCCCGTATCCTGATTCCCGACTATCAGATGGCGAACGGCAAGACTTGCGATGTTTTCGTCAAGCCTATCTTCCAGCGCTACAAGGCTGTGACCGGGACGCATCATCTGAGCGTGAACTACAATGGTCACGATATCCCTGTTTCCGTTGAGGTCGGTCTGCTCAATGCAGCCGCTACTCAGACTCGTGCAGTGACCGGTGGTTACGCCCTGAAGCACTATTATCAGGGAAATATGAGCACCCAGGGTGTGGATATCCAGCTCGGCGACCGCGTTATCGCTACCGCACAGTTGGATACCATCTGGGACCGTGCTCGTCATCCCTCCTTCAATCTGTTCACCGGCACCATCGCCATCGATATCTCTGACCTGCCGCGTGGGTTCCTGAACACCCTCGCAAACAAGTCCAACATCGATTTGAGCGATGAGGGCTGGCGTGCCATCTTCGATGCTGTGAAGGATGCAGTTCCTGTCGTTGAAGACAAGACCTGCCCCCTCGAGGAGTACGCCAAGCAGTTTGCTGAGCGTATCATGAACAACACCGGCAACAAGGTCGAGCTCCAGTTCCCGGTATATGCGAACCGCACTCGCATCGATGTTCTTGAATACATCGACGAGAACCACTGCAACATCTATGATTTCATGAGCACTGCTGCTAACATGAAGTCCGTTGCTGAACTGCGCACGCATTGGGACGGTATGGTCTCTCAGGGTTGCCAGCCGGTTTCCGCTACGATGTTCACCACCAGTCGCGGTCCGATGCTCAGCCACACCTGTGAGGAACTGAACAGCCTTATCCAGTCCATGCCTGATGACAAGATGAAGGCGGCTCTCAAGGTTGCGAAGGGTGATGTTGCGAAACTGCCTCACTACAACCTCGAAATCGTGGTAGACAAGAACCTGCCTCGCTAATCACACCAATACACTTAGCCGTTGCCCTTTGGGGTGACGGCTTTTTTCGTTGTCGTCTTGGCAAACAAAATGGTTCCTGTCCTCACCCACAATATAATGCGAGGTATAGCATTTTGTGCAAATATGTGCTATAATTGGCATAAAAAGGGAGGGACCAGTATGGTTGAAAACAATAATAACAATGGCAAAAAGAGAAATGACATCTTCACCAAAATCAACGACACTATATCTACTTTTCTCGATGGCTACCCGCCTGCCGTTCAGACCGCTGCTAAAGTCATCGTCTTTGGCGGTATGTTCCTGCTCGTCATTGGTATTCTCCATCTTATTTCACCTATTATCGTAACGGTTGTTGGCAATCTTCTGAGTCTCATCTTCACCTACGGCATTTTGGCACTTATCGTCATTTATATCGTGTACAGAGCCAAACTCACCATGACCCGCGATGAAAACTCCTTTCTGCTGAACGAACGCTTGAAGTATCAGAAGAAGGAGTACGAGGAACGCGAGCGCAGAAGAGCAGAACAAAACAAAAAACAGTAAAATTCAATAGCATTTTCGCTGTCCAGCTTCGGTTGGGCAGCTTTTTCTTTTTGTAGCGATAATTTCCTGTTGCCAATACTTGCGAATCGCATAAAATTAAACTCGTAGGAAGGATGTGGTTGCTTTGAAGCTTTTAGAATCCGTATTAGGGAAGGTAGCTACCATCGGAATGGCTGGCTATCTCTTTGGCTGGCTTTGCTTTATTGCCTGCGTCATCTGCACGCTCGCAAAAGCCGCACAGTGGCGCGATGTGGCCGGTTATTGCGCGTTTCTTCTCGGAGGCAGTTCGATGCTCATTGCCGTTGGCTTTTTGGGGCTTGCGGTCATTGGTCATATTCAGCACAAACGATATGTAAAAGGAGGCAAAGCACTGCCTAAAAAATAAGACAGTGCAAAAACAGTATGCAACACAAGAAAATTCTATTCGCCGCAGCTGTCATGATGGCATCCGTAGTGATGTTTACCGGCTGTGCATCTCAGGAGATTCAGGACCGGAAAGCGGCTTCTGAGGCAGCGGCTATCGCCGCCGCACAGCCCACTGCCACACCGGCACCGACTCCTGCACCTACGCCAGAGCCCATCAATGCATGGTCATTGCTTGACAATCTTCCGGAGTTCGCTGTAGGGACTCTGGATAAGCCCGATATGACATGGACGGATGGGTTGCCTTTGGGTGTGAATCCTCTGACCTATGAGGATGGCGCATTCGTTTCAGGACTCTATTCCTCTGCATCCGGCAGCTCTACACAAATCAAGAGCGTGTCCGTGAAGGATTTGAACGAGATGCCGATTTCCGGATACCTGAAATTGTCCGTTCTGGAAACGGGGGAGACGGTCATCGACAGTATTGAGGATGCCGTGACCGGAGAAGGTCTGGAAAAAGATATCTCGGATTTCTGTGTCTGTACCGAGGGTGAGAATGGGGAATCCGCCAACTACTACCAGATTGGCTTTAATGGTGGCCCGGTATCGAATGTCATGGACAGCACCACGGCTGCTTCTGACGGCATGACTATCGGGAACGCCTTTGAGAATGGTCTTTTCTATTCGACGATGAAGCCTTCCGCTCTGAAGGATTTTCCTGTTGACGGCACGCCCGAGGAGAAGTTCAACGCCCTTTATGCGGTGTTCGGCACCCCGAATGGCCTTTATTGGAAGAACAGCCCGACCGGCACGCAGTATACTTCCTTTGATGAGTTCCGTGATGCGGAATACAACAAAGAGACCGGTGCCAAGTCCTTCTACCTCGTCTGGAACTACGAGGACTGCACCGTTGTGGCATCCTGCAGCGACCAGTTTGACAGTGCCGATGTGAAGGGCACGGCTATCACCGATATCTATGAGTTCCCGATATTGCAGGGCACCGAGTACATCAATGAAGCCAGCACCGATACTTTCTGGGGATATCTTGGCTACGGTGATGCGCCTGTCCGTCTGACGGGTCTGTATGCGACTATGCCAGGCGCACCTGCTGAGGGCGCTGCCGCTGTTCCGGAATCTGATACAGCAACCGAGTCCGGTGCTGCATCTGACGCTGAAAACGCTGCGGATTCTGATGTAGCCGCGAGCGAGAGCACCGATTCTTCGTCTGAGGCTGTAAATTCTTCTGTCACTGTCCAATAATTTTCTCAGATTTCACCTTTAAGCCCTTGCGCGAATGTGCGAACCGCATACAATGAAAAATGTACGATGGATACCAACCGAAAGGTAATTCACACATTCACAGTTCTGAACCGTTAAGGCAGACTTTCCAGTCACATGGAGAGCCTGCCTTTTTTTGTTTTGGAATTTGATTGCAGGAGCCTTTCGGGGTATGCATCGTAAATTTATTTTTTAAGGAGTTTGTTCAAAATGGACGATAACGCTTACCTCGACACTATCAAAGACATTAACTGGGATACCTTCTACCAGCAGAAGATGGCTCTTGAAAGCCTTACCGATTACCTACACCGCAACAAGGAGCAGGAAAACGGTATGTTTGGCAGAGCCGCTGCCTGGATGGAGGGTATCCTGACCATGATGGACGGGTTCACGGATGCTGCTGCAGACGAGAACGCGTTCAGTTATCCCGCCCGTGACGAAAATGACCGGCACCTAGATTCCCGATTCAACGATGTTCTTGACCAGTACCCGCAAGCTTCAGCTTGAGATTTCTGATTAAGGAGGAATTTACAAATGCGAATTCGGGAAGGGTGTATTTTAACCGCCACCAATAGCAGCGACGAAAGAGTCAAGTCTCTTATCGGCTGCAAAGGTGCCTTGCATGTCGTAAACGGCGAGCCTCTTCGGTTTGTCGTGGGGACAAATGAGAACGCTCGCTCTTTTACGACTGCCACGACAAAGCGCCTCGGCGTGATTGGCGTGAATATTTTCGTTTCAACCGTTACCGGGACCGAATACACATTCGAGTTCCGTTGATTTCACCAAATACGGCTGCTGTTCAAGAAGAGCAGCAGCCGCGTTTTTTGTTAAAGGAGTTGATTTTTTTGAATATCATTACTCGTGCTTCCGTAAAGGAGCGCATCCACGTCGAACAAATCATTCGCAGCCAGCCGCGTATGCACAACAGCAGCCTTGTCGATATTGTTACCATCCCGGTTCGGAAATGTTTAGGGCTTTCAATGGATGTCTACAAACCAGTCGGAGAGGTCAAAGAACCACTACCCATCATCCTGGATATTCATGGCGGGGGCTTGATTGCCGGCCGCAAAGAACAGAACCGGAATCTTGGTATCCAACTGGCAAGAAGAGGCTATATCGTTTTTATCCCCGATTACCGTCTGGTTCCAGAAACGGATATCTTCGGACAAATCTCGGATATTCTCGATGCGCTCGCAGTCATTGAAGCGAAAGCGGCAGAGTTCGGCGGCAACATCGAAAAACTCTTCGTTACCGCAGACAGTGCCGGTGCTTTCTTGGCCTCTATGGCCGTTGCTTCGTTACACCATCCTACCGAGATGCAGCCGGTCATCCGCCGTCTTGAAAGGTATATCCCGCAAAAGGTTCAGGCTCTCCGCGTGACTGCCATGGGTTTTCAGAGTGGGATGTTCTACATTTACAAAGGTCAGGTTGGATTGCTGGCGAACAACTACATGCAGAAGGGATGGCGTAAAGAGAAGTACGCTTCCTATATTCGTCCCGCATACTATTGCAAGCTGCTGCCGCCGTGCTTTCTTTGTTCCGGAAAAGGAGATTTTCTGAAAGGACAGACAAAACATTATGTGAAGCTACTGAAAACCAACCACAAGTACCATCAATTCGTATTCTGCAATGTAAAAGAAGCCGACCACGCTTTTGCCGCACTTCATCCGGAAACGGCATGGGGGCAGATGGCAAACGATGAGATGCTGGCGTTCTTTTACCGCTGCGCACGATAAGCTAAGGAGAAATCATGGCACACAAAAAAATTATCGACTCTGTGAAGAGACAGGGTCAAGTAGCCATCAAAGACCTCGATGAGTTCCTTCGCTTCGTTATCAACGAATACGATATGCGGACAGTTGATGACAACTATATCAGTATTCTCATTCCCATGAAGTTTGACATCGATAAGGTGTTTGGACTCGATGTCTGCAAAAGAAGTGATGACGACTATGTAATTTTGTATTCATGCTGGTATCTGAACAAGGATGTTTTCGGCAGACAATTTGAAATGCGGCTGTACCACTACGACAACTCTAACGACGATGACGACCTCGGACTCGATATTGTTATGACACAGAGTCAGTACGATGCAGTCCTGCAGAGATTTGAGGAGCAGTACAAAAAGGCTTACGGAGTTGCCATTGAAAGAGGCTGGGAAAACTCTCTTTTTGACTGCTGCGAGAACGAGGAGGAAGAAATTTGAATATCAACCGTTACGCACTTTGCAAGGAGCGCTCCTTGCAGAAAATCATAAGCAAGCAACCGAAACCCAATACCACCGCAATCGGAGTTTGCAGCGAGACGCAGGTCACACATCACATCATCACGAAAAGAAGTGATGAGTGCCTGCCCATCTCTGCGTATGTTCCGAAGCACAAGGAAGGCGACGGCAAGAAATTCCCTGTCATCATCGACATCTACGGCGGCGATTTCGTTGCAGGACGCAGTGCCCTGAACCGGAATTTCGGAACATGGTGTGCGGAGCATGGCTATCTGACCTTTATTCCGGAATACACCCCGGTTCCCGAAACGAATCTGTTCGGGCAGCTCGGCGACCTTTTGAAGGCGTTCGTTGTCATCCACCGCTGTGCAGAACGGTATGGCGCAGATATGTCCAGAATGTATCTGGTAGGTGACGGTGCAGGTGCTGCACTGGCTTGCC